AGAGCGTCAGATTCCGGTTCTGAAGGTCGTGCGTTTGAATCGCACCGGGGTCACATAGTAAAATCGCAATTATCTTATTATTAGATAGTTGCGATTTTGTGTTATATACTGTTGCACAACATTCGCACAACATCTCGGTATGTGGAGAGATTTATTAATAAAATAAAAGCCCGTTTTTTAGACAGGCTTATATTAAAGGGAGGCTTTTTATGGCTACTTATCTAAAGAAAACTCATAGGTGATTTCGGTTATATCTTTATTGAATAAGTACATTGAACTAGTTAGGATTTTCCCTCCTAGTTTATTGTTACCTCTAAATGTGAACTTAGTTTTATATCCATTAAATTCTCCTTTATATGCTTCTTCTTTTTTATCATATAAATTTTGTAGGCTATCTCTAATCTGCTCCAGTATCGGAATACTATCTGCCATTACTTTAGTCCTTGCTCCGTAAAGTAAAGGGAAGTCTTTATCTACTGAATACTCTGAGATTTTACTTTTGGTTTTTGAAATTTGATCATCAAGACTTTTAGCTTCTTCACTATGCATAAATAAAGTGAATACGGAATCAACTTTAGACATTTCTACAAACTCGTAACTATTCCAGTCATTCATCGTAGTTTTTAGTTTGGCTTCGATAAGCTCTCTTGCTTTGTCTTCATTTGATTTCCCACATGAACAAAGTGCAGTGATTGCACATACTAATAAAATGATCTTTTTCATAAGCTTATTTTCTTTTGGTTGGTGATTTTCTTGTATGAGGTCGTACATAAGTTCCATCTTTTCTATAATATCCTTTTACTTGTACTCGACCTGTACCAGTGGAACGTGAAGGTGAATATGAGGATTTTGTCTTGATTGATTCTGTAAAATCTATTCTTTTTCCTTTAAAGTAATAGGTGGAATCTGTAGAGTTAAAAGTTAGATGTTTTATATCTTTAGAGGATATTTGTATAGGGTTTGATAAATTATAAGTTCCACAAATATATCCTTTATGACTTCCATATTGGGCTTTTTTTACAGTGCTACGACTCTCTTTGATAACTATATGTTTTCCTTTAGGAACATACATATAAGGAAGAAAATTATCTTTTGTAGGTTGTAAATCTATTTTAGATTCTGTTTGATATATATAATATTTACCTGATGAACATCCCGTCATTAATATGGTAAAAATTAATATTAAGAATAATATCTTTTTCATAAGCTAGTTTTTTGATTATCCGATTTTGTTTGATTGTGTGAATTTAAATACTCTACTGCCTTTTGGTACTTTTCATTAAATTCATTCATCTTTTTATTATATATCACTGTGTCTTTAAATAATTCAAAGTCTTCTTTAATATGTGCTTTCTCTGTTTCTGCATTTTCTATAATATCTTTATAATACTCTATGTTCTGTTGTTCAACGACAGAGCGCCATAAGAATATAGGGACCAGTAAAAACAATGAGAGTAAAATATATAATATGCCTGCTTTTATTAGTGATTTTCGCTCGGAAGGATTACAAGGTACTTTTATTCTTATATCTTGTTTTACATGTCCGTTCAGCCTGCGCCCATCTTTATATCTTCTATCTGGTACAAATTGTGCAACTAAAACAGATTTCTTCATGAATACTGTTTTTTGAAAAAATTTCATGATACCAAATATGAATATAATAATAGAAGGTACTACTAAAATAGCAAAAAATAAAGAAACAATATAGAGTACTATTTTAATGCCAGCGTTATATCTAAATAAAGATACTTGAAACCCTTCTGCTTCTGCTCTTAATCTTAATTCTTCGGGGGAGATGACCTCATTGGTTGATTCATCGAAAAATTGGTTATGTGTATTTTTTCCGATACCTCTTATTGGGGTACTATGTGCATTCCCATAAATAGAGTTACTTATCACTTTCCCTCCATCTCGTCCCACTTGATTCACAGCAGACCGTATAAACCCTTTTGCTAAATCTTCAGTAAAATTTCCCATTAAATTTATTGCTATTTTTTATGTTGCCAACAGTAGATGCTTCCTTTTTCTGCATTACGTTTACATTGGTCTCCATCTTTAGTTATTGCCTGACATCTTTGGTTGTCGTCTTCATCACTACATGCTTGCAAAAATGTTGGTAATAAAAAGATTGAAATTAATAGCAGTGCCTTTTTCATAATCTTGTGTTTTAATTAATTTAATATTCGATTGTTATTCTTATTTTATCTTCTTCTAGGTCTAACTGATTCTATAACATTGAAAATCTGTTTTACATCGCACAAATCAATAACTCGATCAGGGTACATATCATTTAATGAATGAATAGTAATAGTGTGATTTTCCACATCATGATCTATAATGCGCTTAACTATGATTCCATCGGTGTGCACTATAACGAAATCCCATTTGCGAAGATGTAATTTGGAAGTTGCCCAAAGGTATGGAGCGATTTCACGACAGTAAAGTCTATCGCCTTCTAGATAGCTTTCTTCGGTTCCATTATTCATACTATCTCCTTTGACCTCAAAGGCTATATAATTTCCATGTCCTTCTTTATCTACTATAAATGGTATTTTAGGTAATTGCTCCATGTAAGATGCGTCTGTGTATCCATCTAAATAACCCGCATAAGCGAATTGATTAACTAACGGGATATAAACCACGTCTTGTTGGATGGGCGTAGCTTCATTATATTGGGGTGTATTATTGGTAGTTTTGAGCATTTCGCCTTCTCCTGTAAGTAGCCAAGTAGGATTTACGTCAGGAATTTTAGACAGTATTTTATCTAAAACACTTTTTCCGATTCCTCTTTTTCCACTAACCCATCCACTTGTAGTAGATGTTTTCTCATTCATGAAATTAGCAAATTCCATGTTATTATCATGGAAAAAGTATTTTCTTACTTCTTTAATCCTTTCAAATACTTCCATATTACAGGTTGAAGATTCGCATTATTGTTAATAAAACTTTTATTTGCGAATTAAATTCGCATAAAATTTGCATGATTCGCAAAAGTGCGTATCTTTGCAACATCAAACAACATCCAACACCACAAAGGTGCAAAGTTTGAGCGAGAAAAGCAAATTTTTTACATAACTAAAAATAGGTAAGACGATGAACGCATTTACATTTTTGACAGAAAACGGAAAATTCAATAACAGTGAGATAATGAAACACGCTCACATCTTGAAAGCGTATCGTCGTATCTCTTTGAGTGAAGCCTTGAAACAGGCTTGGTTTCTGGCAAAGAGACAGCAAAGAGAATACAGAGAGATTGAAGAGGAAAAGAAGTCTTTCAAGCCGGCATTCAATGCAAGCAAGGGAAACGTATTGAAAGCGTTCTTTGCCGGAAATCATGCTGATTATGTAAATCGTGATAGTTCATGGAGGTAATTATGAATACAGAACAGATTAACGACAAATTGGCTTTCCTTCATCAATACGTGAAGGATTTGGAGGGAAGAGACGAAAAGACCGTTCAGTTATTGACCTCTTTTAATAAGCCAAAGGAATGGATCATGAATTACCTCTTCAATTTGGTTAGTGAATACGAATCCCTGTTAGGTTAGAATCTACGAAAGAAGCGAGCGAAACGCTTTCGGGGAGCATTGATTAGTTCTTTGACATATTGGTTCATACGAAAAGAAATTCAACCGTAGCAGAAATGCCGAGACCGGGTTGAAGGTTCGAATTAGTAGCGCATATCACTTGGAAGTCCGAAAAAACGTCTTTATCAGTAAGCATATAGCAGTTAGGCGAGCTATAACGCTATCTAAGTGATTCAACATATAGCCCGTACAGACAGTTGCACTGTTTGCGTGATGTCTTGATCGGATCAAGGTACGGGCGCAAACTTTTAATCCAAATAGTTATGTTTAATATTATAAGAAAACACAGAGAAAAGAAATTAAGAGAAAGGTGTATTAAATATGCATTAAGAATCTCTAATGTGTATACAACTCATTCTTTAATTGATGCGGCAGATAATATTTATAATTATATCAGTAGGCATGAAAGACAATGATGATGTTATTATCATACATATAAAAATAATCATTTTTATATTGGGTTTTATAGCGGGTATATTATTAGGCAAATAATATTTTAATGGTTTTTACTATGTGGGTGTACAGTCTGCGAAGATAGTACACCTTTATTCGTTTGAATTTCGATAAGTCCTGTATCTGACGTGGTACAGGCAAATGGATAAGTGGCGGAATTGGTAGACGCTTAGTTTGATAATACGGCTGACTAGCCTCGAAGCAAGAAAGACGATCGGGGAAGTCAGAACCACAATTGAAACGTACAAACGAAATCTTGCAAATCCCGGTTCAACTCCGGGCTTATCCACAAATAATCAAATAATTAATCTTATGGCAAATAAAAGACTAGAAGTAATCACGGAAAATGTGCTTCGTACTAGAGGGATAAAAGTATCAAAATACCCAGAAAGTGTTTCTAATGGACTTGATGAAATGGAAATTGGGCAAGTTTTTGGTTTCTTACCTAAAAATCCCAATGTACTGAACTCTACAATTAGTAGAAAAAGAAGAGCCTCGTGGAATTGTAAAGAATGGGATGTATTAGGAATAGATCCATTAAATAAAATCTGTTTTGTTAAACGTACATTGTAATGGAACCTTTATCTCAATGTGAGTACCAAGTAGCCCATGAAGTAGCAAAAGGTCATACTCCTGATGAAATAGCGGATTTACTTAAAAAGTCGGTTTGGACGATAAAAGCGCAAATACGGGACATTCATAAGAAACTAGGCATTAATAACAATGTCGAGCTTACTTTATATATGCTATGTGATAGGGCAAAAAGAAATTTCGATCTGAAAGAAATACGAAAGCATGGAATTGAATTTTTCTTCTCTGTATGGTTCTTCATTTTAGCTATAACTCCTAATTTCCAAATGGATATGAGAAGGTTAAGAATGCGTTCCAGTGCTCGAATATCGGCAAGGGCTGTTCGACCTAAAAGAGATAGTTATTTGATGTTCGCTGCCTAATATTAACTATAAAAATATGTTCTATGAAAACAATTCATAAAATACAGAATATAATTGCGGTCATTGCTTTAGGAATGTCTATGCATTTAGCAACGCAATTGGAAATAACTACCAAAGAGACTATATCAGCCGCTATAATGGTAGTTCTCACTATAGTAATGCTACTAGAAAGAAATTATAAAGAAGTTCAACAAAAATAATAGGAGGAATTATGGGAATTACAGAAATATTGGATAGTGGCGCAGATGTTACTTTAAAAATTAAAAGTAAAGACTTAAAAGATTTTGCGGATCATTTGATTGAAAAATCAATAAAAGGGGTCAAAGAATCATTTGTTAGACCGGAAGAGAGATATTTAACGATAAAAGAAGTTGCTGAAAAACTTCATGTTGATCCATCAACTTTATGGAGTTGGGATAAAAAAGGTTATCTCCGTAAAATAGAGGTTGGAGGGAAAAGATTATATCGTGAAAGTGACGTAGAAGCAATTCTAAATCGCAAATAACCATTCTAATCCTATGTCCGTTGATTCGGTATCTAGGAATAAAATTTTGTCATTTAAATTCGATTTTGGAAGCGTCGGTTCGTGAGGATAGGCGCTTTATTTATTTCGATTAACCACTTTGAATAATATAAGATATGGGACTTATTAAGAAACCTAACGAGCTGACCGTTAAGACTACATTGTCAGCACTGATTTATGGCCAACCAGGTATGGGTAAAACAACACTTGCATTAAGTGCTCCTAATCCTGTATTGTTTGATTACGACGGTGGTATTCACCGTGTAAATGCAGCTCATCGTGTCCCTACTGTCCAAATAACCAGTTGGGAAGAAACGAATGAAGTATTATCCTCCGAGGAAATAGAAGAATTCGATACTATTGTTATTGATACAGCGGGCAAAATGCTTTCTTTCATGGATAAATTCATTATACAAACCAATCCTAAGATGCGCAAGAATGACGGTACGTTATCTCTACAAGGGTATGGAGTTCGGAAAAATATGTTCATTAATTTTGTGAATCAGGTTTCTCTTATGGGAAAATCTGTGATATTCGTAGCTCATGAACGTGAAGAAAAGAATGGGGATGATAAACAGATTCGTCCAGAAATTGGTGGTTCATCTGCAGGAGATTTAATAAAAGAACTTGATCTGGTCGGGTATATGGAAGCTATAGGAAAAGATCGAACTATATCTTTTGATCCATGTGAAAAGTTTTATGGTAAAAATACTTGTAATCTTCCATCACGTATAAAAATACCTGTCATTATTGATTCTTCCGGGCAAATAACAGGAAAGAATGATTTTATGACAAATGTTATTCTTACATATAAGGAGTATCAAGCAAAACAAACTGAATTATCATCTGTATATGATACAGTGGTTGATGCAATCCGTGATACTGTGGAGCAGGTTACAGACCAGGTTTCCGCCAATGAAGCCAGAACGGCTATCTTAAATATGACACATGTCTTTGATAGTAAATTACGTGGTAGTATCCTACTTAATGAAAAATGTAAGAAACTAGGTTTGAAATTTAACAAAGCATCGAATCTATATGAACCTGCGGCCTAAGTATAAACTATATCCGACGCTACTTGATAAATTCACTCAATATCTAAGAGTAGACGAACAAGTTGAAAGTTTTTGGAATATTGATGCTGAAACAGGAGAATATAAGAAGAGCCCGGAACAGATAGAGGAAGAACTAAAACAAAGCCTATTAGATGCCATAAATCGTGTTCCCTTTGAAAGTGAAGCATCAGATAAGGGTACGGCTTTTAATGCCATCATAGATTGTTATATTCATAAGAAAAACCATATTCCTAATGAACGTGAGCCATATACTATAATTGGAGATAAAGAAACCAATATTATTCAGGTTGATTTTCCTGCCACAGATATATCTCCAGAAAGACATTTCCTCTTTGATAGGATCTGGTGTATTGAACAGTCGGAATATTTTGCTAACGCCTTGTCTCAAGTATTGGTTTCTGCAATACTTCCCACCTGTTATGGAGAAGTGGAATTATATGGATATATAGATGAGTTAATAAGGGATGTTGTTTATGATATTAAATCTACCTCTAATTATCAATTTGGAAAGTATGAACATGGATGGCAAAGACATGTATATCCCTATTGTTTAATTGCATCCGGTCAAATGGATAATATTAAGGCTTTTGAATATACTGCTTTCCATTTAAAAGGCGGAACTAGTCGGAATCCCCTGATAACAGGTGTTCGTTATCCTGAATATTATACATATAATCATGAGCAGACAGTTAAGTTGCTTACCGCTCATGTTGAACGGTTTATAGAATTCATAGAGGAAAATCGGGAATATATTATAGATAAAAAAATATTTGGTTTGGAATGATTTTCGATTTGAAGAATGAATATCAAATACCCAAGTTCAAAGAGTATGTAAACAAGCTGTTTAGTGAACGTGCGGTGGTGGAAGTGAAAAAGAAACTTCCTAACCGCACGCTTGCCCAAAACAGCTACTTACATCTTCTTTTAGGATATTTCGGTAGTGAGTACGGTTGTAGCCTTGACGAAGCCAAAATTGACTTCTATAAGAGAACTTGCAACCGTGATTTGTTTGAACGCAAAACGATCAACAAGAAAGGTGAAGAAGTAACTTATTTACGCAGTTCGGCAGAACTGACAACAGGGGAAATGACTTTATCTATTGAGCGTTTTCGTAATTGGAGCACGGCACAGGCAGATATTTATCTACCGGCTGCTAATGAACATCAAATGTTGGTATATGCCCAGCAAGAAATTGAACGTAACAAAGAATTTATTTAATCATTTTATTTTATGGACAAATTTTTAGGTCAAGAAATCCCCGAAAAGGATAGATGGCAGTTCTTACAGGACAATGCCGATGCAGTGGAAGAGATTGGCTATACTCATCGCTTTACACCGGATGAATTAGCGCAAAAGAAAGAATCTCTTGCTGAAACCTCAATTCAAATTAATGATATTGAGATAGAGAAAAAAGAAGCAATGGAAGCATTTAAGGCAGAGTTAAAGCCTTTGAATGAAAGGAAACAGGAACTTCTTGAAAATATAAAGAAAGGCTCTGAATATGTTGAAAATGAAGAGTGTGTAAAAATTCTCTATCATGAAGAAAAGATGGCCGGGTATTACAACAAACTTGGTGAGCTGGTTTATTCCCGTCCTATCATGCCGCAGGAAATGCAAAGAACTATTTTTAATATTAACCGTAAAACAGGAACAGAATCATGAGCGAAAACAAATTAAACGTGGTTGTACCGAAAGATTATAATGGTACGCCTATTGAAGTAGTATTGAGAGAGGGAACAGCCCCCGAACAACTGGAGATAAAAGAGCCGGAAAGGGTTATGATAGACGGGACGATTGATGCGCCTTACAGATGGTTAGAGAAACGTATTGATTTAATCAACCAAAAGTCTTCCAATATTATCGTGAATCGTGACAAGATGGGGATGATTTTAACGATTAACGAAACAAATTATTACCAAGATGCCATCACCGGTGTACTTCAGCCGTCCAAAGAGATGGTAGAGTTCGGCATTAATACCGATAAGAAATGGGAACCTATCAAATTATCGCAGTTTTTGAAGATGCACCGAGCTTTCTTTACTGACAAGTCGCAGAACATGATGCTTGTTTCTACTTTGAAGAACTTCAAGGCAAAAGTAAACCAAGACATCGAACGCAGTAAGGAGGAAAATGGCAGTAAGGTGGATAACTACTCACAGGTGGTTGATTCCAACCTTCCAAAATCTTTCAAACTAAACATCCCTCTTTTCAAAGGTTTTGCCTGTGAAGAGATAGAAGTCGAAATTTACGCTGATGTGGACGGTCGGGATGTTTCTTTATCTCTTGTGTCTGCCGGTGCGAATGAGGCCATCGAGGAATACAAGAATAAAGTCATTGATGAACAATTGGAGCAGATCAAACAGATTGCACCGGATATTGTAATTATAGAAGTATAAGATGGTTGGTGGTATGGCGGAATTGGTAGACGCTGACAACTCTTAGTAGACTTGGTTATGATGTTATGAAAACTGGGCATCATTGTAAAACGAACCAATCCAGTGTTACACGGAAGATGTAGAAGATTGCCAAGCATTGCAGGTTCGAATCCTGCTACCACCACAAACTAAAATTATAAACAATGCCGTATTACATTAAACGAACCAAAGCTAAGAAAAAAGACAAGCCTTTACCTCTGTTTGATAAAGCAGGGGTAACAGTAAAGAAAAAGCCGGATTTGAAAGCTAAACTCGACAAGGAGTTTTCCCTTTTCATCCGGCTTCGTGATTGTATGCCGAACGGATATTTTCGCTGTATCAGTTGCGGACAGATAAAGCCGTTTACACAAGCAGACTGCGGGCACTATTTCAGTCGTACACATTTGGCAACACGGTTTGATGAGAATAATTGCCATGCCGAATGCCGGCACTGCAACAGGTTCAAAGCCGATCATTTGGAAGGCTATCGGGTGAATCTGATAGCCAAAATCGGGCAACAGAAATTTGACTTGCTGAAAGTGAAAGCTGATGGTACTTCCAAAATGACTGATTTTGAGTACGAACAGCTAATCAAGTATTACAAAGCACTTAATAAGAAGTTACGAAAGGAGAAAGGGGTATGAATGATTTGTAAGCAGGAACATTTGTCATGATGGTCAAGAATAATGATGGTTCATTCTCTCCGGTTGGATTAAGTAAGGAACAGGCTTATATAATCCGGACATTTCTTTCCAAACTTAGTGAGGATTCCCCTTTTATCATTAAATCAGAAGATAGATATGTACAAACTACGTGATTACCAACAGAAAGCCTCTGATGCTGCCGTTTCTTTCTTCAATAACAGGGCGAAGAAGACGAATGCTATCATGGTTCTGCCTACGGGGAGTGGAAAGAGCCTTATCATAGCGGATATAGCCGCAAGGCTTGACGGTCATACATTGGTTTTTCAGCCCTCAAAAGAAATTTTAGAGCAAAACTTCAAAAAACTCTGCTCATACGGCATTCTTGATTGCAGTATCTATTCAGCATCCTTTAACTCAAAGGAGATAAGCCGGATAACATTTGCCACCATCGGCAGTGTGAAGAATCATCCTGAACTGTTCACCCACTTCAAGAACATCATCGTGGACGAATGTCACCTTGTTAACCCTAAAGAGGGAATGTACAAGGATTTCTTCGATGCGGTGAAGTGTAAGGTTCTTGGACTGACAGCTACACCGTATCGTTTAAGTTCCAGCCGTGACTTTGGTTCTATGCTGAAATTTATCACTCGGACAAAACCTCATGTCTTTTCAGAGGTCATTTACCATGTACAGGTATCAACCCTATTAGATATGGGCTACTTGGCGAAGCTAAACTATTATCCGATGAATCCTTCAGGATGGAATGAACTTAACCTGAAAGTAAATACCACCGGTGCCGACTATACGGATAAATCAGTTCAACGAGAATATGAACGGATAGACTTCTACGGTTATCTCGTTCATATCGTCCAAAGACTGATGAATCCCAAAGCAGGTGGTAAGAGAAAAGGCATTTTAGTATTTACTCGGTTCTTGAAAGAAGCAGAGCGGTTGACCTATTCAATACCTGGTTGCGCTATTGTATCCGGTGATACTCCAAAAGCAACTCGTGAAATGATTCTCCAACATTTCAAAACTGGGGAAATACCAGTAGTGGCGAATGTCGGGGTATTGACTACGGGTTTTGATTATCCAGAACTTGACACTGTTGTTATGGCACGTCCTACGATGTCACTTGCTATGTGGTATCAGATAGTCGGTCGGGCTATTCGCCCCCACCCTTCCAAAGAATGTGGCTGGATTGTAGATTTATGCGGTAACATCAAACGTTTTGGCGAAGTCTCTGATTTACGGTTGTTTGATAGCGGTAATGGTAAATGGGTAGTTTGCTCTAAAGGAAGACAATTAACAAACGTGAGATTCTAACTATGGACGAAGGATTTTTGAGGCTAAGCCGCAGGTTTTTCTCGAATGAAATGTGGAAGGTAGCCCGTGAGTTTTCGGAGTGCGAAGCGTGGCTTGACTTGATTCAGTCAGCACGATTTGAGGCAACCGACAAGGCGTACAGCGAACTCATCGGAGGTCGGGAAATCTCTTATACAAGAGGTCAATATCCAGCATCCATATCGTTTTTGATGAAGCGTTGGCAATGGTCTGAAAAGAAAGTACGCTATTTCCTTGCCAAACTGAAAAAGAGAGGTATGATAACGACTTGTAACAAACAAGGCATGACTGTGATAACTTTATGCAACTATGATGAGTATAATCCTGTCAAAGGCAAGGATGAGGACATAGGTAGGGGCATAGATAACAACAAAGAAATCAGTGAGTTAAACAATGCTTTGGGCGAGCTAAGGGCAGAGCTAAGGGCAACTGCTGAAAAAATGGCTAAAAAAATGGAAGAATTGGGGCAGGCTAGGGGCAATAAGAAGAAGAAAGATAAAGAAATAGATAATAATAATCCCCCCATACCCCCCGAGGGGGAGGGGATAAATATAAAATCTCGTTCTGTTTTTGAATCTTATGTGAAATCGACTTTTGACACAGATTACTATTGGACCGAGAAAGACGCTGGATCAATGAGTAAACTTCTTAAGAAGATTAGTTTTTCCCGGAATCAGAAAGGTATGCCTGTTGATGATGATTCTCTATTGTACGCTCTTCAAAGTTTGTTATCATCAATACACGATGATTGGATATTGAAGAATTTTAGCGTAGCTATAATTAACTCAAAATATAACGAAATTGTAAATCAAGCAAGAAATGGAAACAAGGATAAGACCGGTAACTCCGATTCCGATAGGAAAGCTGTTATCCGCACAACTGCCACCTACAACATTGATAAATGACAAGAAGAGACGAGCGGAAGTGTTTGCTGAATGCTGCCGCTTTGTTTGTCCGGGATTTAAAGTTGAAGGGGCTTTTAGAAAGATAATGAATGATATATTTCTCTATGCAGAAGGTGATTCGGGGGCTGGGAAAGGCCTTTTGCTAACAGGAGATTACGGGACCGGTAAATCAACTATAATGCAAATTCTAAATAAATACTTATGGTTTATTGGAGGACGTGATGCCGGGGATTATCCCATTGGAGGATTCAGAATTGATTCCGCCTCTTATGTTGCTACTGGGTTTTCGATGAAAGGACGGGATTATTTGGAGCTGTATACTTACAATGGTGGAATCCCTAGGACGATCTGTTTTGATGAATTAGGGAGGGAACCTATTCCTTCTAAGCATTTTGGTACGGAGTTGAATGTTATGCAGTATATTCTTCAATGTCGATATGAATTGAGATACGAGTGTAAAACTCATATAACGACAAATCTTTCTATAGAAGAGATTCAGGATCGATATGGTGCATATATCGCTGATCGCATTAATGAAATGTTTAATGTAATTGAATTGAAAGGATCTTCCCGCAGATGAGAATACTCCTAAACATCCTCCTTCTCCTAGTAGTGAACATCTTATTTTACCTGGTGGTATATGCGATAGCGGACCACTTGATGGATACAATTAATTAAAATATTTTCAATGAATACAACCTTTGAGAAATCGGTTAATACCACCGATGAATGGTACACGCCAAAAGAAATTATAGACGCATTGGGAAAGTTCGATTTAGATCCATGCGCTCCGGTTAAACCGCTTTGGCAAACAGCTACACAAATGTACAACAAGAACCATGACGGATTAACTAAAGATTGGGCAGGTCGTGTTTGGCTTAATCCTCCTTATTCCCGTCCGCTTATTGAACAGTTTATAAAACGGATGGCAGAACACGGTAACGGCATTGCTCTACTATTCAACCGCTGCGATAGTAAGATGTTCCAAGATGTCATCTTTGAAAAAGCAACAGCTATGAAATTTCTACGGAACCGGATTAGGTTCTTCCGACCTGATGGGACTCGTGGAGATTCGCCCGGTTGCGGAAGTATCCTAATCGCTTTCGGTGAAGAGAATGCAGAGGTATTAAGAACTTGCGATATCGCAGGTAAATATGTACGAATCAATTAGAGTAAAACCTTGCAAGTTCTTGAATAATTATCAAGGATTTGCGAAAAACAAATCAATGAAGGAACATTATGGAAATAATCAAACTAACGAAGAAAGAAGAGGAATGGATTAAGGAGCTGAAGAAGGTAATCCGAAAGAAACCTAAGAATCTGATTCTCTTTGCTGATGGAAATTTAAATATCTTGAAACTTGATAAGGATGATAATGATGGAGTGGGCGAAAATGGAAGAATGAAAAGTGATAGAATAGTAGAAACTATTCTTAATGCCTGTGATGGAGGTGTATTTTAATTAGAGTAAAACAATTTAGAAATGAGCAAATACAGTGAATACCATTACGCCTTTACCTCTACAGTAGCCCATCTGCGGAAGATAAACCAAGTTCTTACTCTTTTGAAAAACGAAAAATGATCTAATCATGACCCGCAATCAATTTATTCATTACTCCTATCGACATAGTGAGATCATTATCTGGCATCAAAAGCACCCAGAAGTAGATATTGAATGTATGCTGATAGGGGTAGATTTCGATCACGAATTATTTCATCTTGTTCCTATCGACTTAGATTATTACGAAGATAGATCGTATTGGCTTCCTTATACATCATGCGACAAACAGTTTAAGAAGCCTAAGATGAAAGTGGTAAGGAGTGATAGAACAATAGTAACTAAATAACTAAAACAGAAATGAATATAGATAAATTTATTAATAGTACTATCAAAAGCTATGATGAATATCGAAAGAATTGTGACATTATAGCTAAGGAGGCGCAAAGATATATCGACTTTGATAAATTCGTTTCTTGCGAATATATCAATGGCGTAGGACTTAGTATATTGGTAACGTTACCTGAAACAGATGATTATACTATTCCCGAATGTGTATGTCCTGTAGTAGGGTTCTTTGAATATGCCAAAGGGAAGGATAAATTATCAGTAGATGACATTAAAAAACTATCATTATGAAACAGACATTAAAAGAAGCAGCAAGAGAAAATATTCTGTTTAATCACAGAACAGCTGATCGCACTTTATCAGGTAAGAACTTGGCACAATTTGGGGAGATTAATTTCATTCAAGGTGCTGAATGGCATGCAAAGCAATCCCCTTGGATAAGTGTGGAAGATAGGTTGCCGGAAGCTAATACTATGGTTCTAACTAAAGGAGCTTATGGATTCCTTATTTGTTACCTTTCAACTTTGGGCGAATGGGAGACGGGAGCAAACGTGAATGAAGAAAGATTAGGTATAACCCATTGGATGTCCATCCCGTCTTTCGATGAAATACTGGAAGCCAACAGAGATGTACTAGAACGGATTAAGGAGAAAGGAGATTGATTATGACAGCAAAAGAATTAAGTAAGTTAATCACTACTGGCAGAAAACTGAAAAAGTTTATTAAAGAAACCCTCCCTAAAATCAGAGAAGAGTTTCAAAGCCATAGCAATAGTGGAATAGATAAGCATACAGATGGATTTAGCAGAAGGGAGAGTATTCAGAGTATGAATATAAGTAATCTTTGTTATTCTTCTTTTTCTGGCAGTTATGGAAGTGGAGACACATATTCGGATATAGCAAATATGGATACTGATTTGATGCAGGAATACTTTATCAAATATCTGAATAGGCATAAGGATGAAATAATGGGGGGAGTAGCAGATTTAATGATAAATGATGCAAAATCAGGTCAAGAAGATGCTATTAAGGAAATAGACGAGTATAAAAAATCACTGCTAAAACTATTGGAGGAATAAAGAAAGGAGACTAATATGTATGTAGCAAGAGACAAAGACGGTGATTTGTACCTTTATAAGAAGCAACCCGTGAAGTATTCGGAAAGTTGGCAATTATGTAGTGACAATCCCCATGATTTCTATAAGCTAGACTCTTCTTTATTTCCCGAAGTAAAATGGGAAGATGAAGAGCCGACGGAAGTTGAATTGGTAAAGAAGGAGAAATAGCTATGGATGATATAAAATTGTCATTACAACAAATAGAAAAGATGAGACATGCCATTGGATTGGGTTACGAAAACACCAAAAAAAGCAGATATTGCGCTTATCGTAACAGATATATTGTTTCTAAACCAGATAATGATTGGGAAGAATTAGTTTCAATCGGATATGCTACGAAACGTGAATTTGAAATTGAAAAACAAATCGTGTATTATGTTTCAGAGCTTGGAATGAAATACTTAGGTTGTTTGTTTGGGTGCATAATAACAGAAAGCGATTAACGATGACCGAAGAACTTATAACATTAGAAACAGCGAAGCTGATGAAAAATAAAGGGTTCAGCGAATGTGTATTTACTTTTTATGAAGCAGATGGCGTAGAAGGTGACATGATACTATCTGAAACTTACGATTATTCAGAGAATTTCAATAAAAGAGAGGGTTTCCTTTCTGCACCTTCCCAATCTCTCGTCCAAAAGTGGCTACGTGAAACCAAAAATCTACATATTTCCATCATTAGAAACGCTTGCGGTTATGGATATGATATATGCAAAGCTGACAATGGCACTCATATAGCCGATGGGATATTTAAAGGCCCGAATGATGGTGGTCAGTGGGATACCTATGAAGAAGCATTGGAAGTTGGAATACAAGAAGCAATAAAACTAATATAAATAATACAAAATCATGAAAACATTTGATTTAGAAAAAGCAAAAGCAGGTGCATTTGTATGCACAAGAGAAGGATTTAGAGCTAGAATTGTATGTTTTGACGCAGATAACGATAGATTCCCTATTGTTGCTCTACTTAAAAGTGATAATGGCAAAGAATATCCCGTTTCTTTTACTAAAGAAGGACGATTTTCTGATGGAGAAGCCGACAGCCCAAAAGATTTATTCATGGTGGGAGAAAAGAAAGAAGGATGGATAAATATATATGAAGCATTCATGGTAAGATGTATTGGAGCGGTTTACAACTCAAAAGAAACAGCCATGCGTATGAAAGTTAATGAAAAAGATATTACATACATAACTACAGTTAGAGTAGAATGGGAGGAATAATCATGAAGAAAATAATGTTTAACGATAAATTTGGCTTAACCCAAGCCGTATTAGATGGTCGAAAGACTATGACGAGAAGAATAATCAAATGTCCAATAACTTTTAGGGGAGAATGGGTCGCAGGATTCAATATACACAGAAGTCCTTCTGATAAAAAGATAGTTGGCTTTCCTTGTATGTACGATGCAGATGAAAGGGAGTTTGATATGGGCGAGATATTGCCGAAATATGAACTTGGAGAAGTTGTTGCCATTGCGCAAAGTTATATGGATGTTGACCGATTCCATAGAAAAGGGAAAAATGCGGCTTACTTAGAATACTTGGATTCTATATTGCCTGAACTGAAATTATATCCCGGTTGGGGAAATAAGATGTTTGTGAAAGCCGACCTAATGCCCCACCATATCAAAATTACCGGGATCAAGGTTGAACGCCTACAGGACATTAGCGATGAAGATTGCTTGAAAGAGGGGATTATTCATGTGTCAACTTTTCTTGGACAAAAAATATATCATACCCCACATGTAAACGGATCTTACTTGTCAACGAACGTAGCCCAAGAAGCTTTTGCCTACTTGATAGACAAAGTATCCGGCAAAGGTACATGGGAAAGTAATCCGTTTGTATTTGCTTACGAGTTTGTGTTATTTGACTAAGGGAGGAATAGCCATGCCAATAAGCGAAGTTATGAACCAAGCAGACAGCAACCTACTGGCGGAATGTATGAAGGAAGCCATGAAAGTGGAATTCCTGGAAACCAGCGAAGAGATAAAGTTATGGGCTTATTCCCTGTATAATGCGAAAATATGGGGGAGAAGTGTAAAGTAAAAGAGCGTCACCCGAACCACCAGATAGACGCCCTTCCCTAATTCATAGTACAAATATACTATTTACTTTTAAATTATCGTACTATGTTTTCAGAAATATCAGAGTTAAAATCTATCAGAGAGCAGAAATCCAGATTGTCAGAAAGAGAGTCTGAATTATCTGCTCCTATTATGTCAGATCTGGATTATATTCCATCCATATATAAATGGTTTTGCGAAATACAGGATTTTAGGGATTGCCCGGGAAATAAGGATAGCGTTCATATCAGAAAGAAGTTTATATTTATCATTCTTTTCCTTTATGCTCCCAGTGTATTGGCTGGTGGGAGAATGCCAAAAGGACTTCGGGATAAGATTGCCGAATCGGTAAATATCAGCGATAAAACATTTATTTCCCACAATATCGAAACTGTGGTTGTTCTCTACAATAATTATAAGGACTTTCGGAAGGATATAGAGTATATTTACACTGGAATTGTATCTCGGTTGAAAGACAATGGTATAATAGGCAAGGTATGATAAAAAGAGAAAACATAGTAATATCTAAAGTGCATCCCAATGATGGTCAAATAGATGGATTACCGAAGAATCCTCGGCTTATCAAGGGAGAAAGATTTCGTAAGCTTTGCAAATCTATAAAAGAGCTTCCCGAAATGACAGAAGCAAGGGATATTCTTGTTTACCCATATAATAGCGGATACATTGTAATTGGGGGAAATATGCGTTTGCATGCTTACAGGCATTTAGGATGGAAAGAAGTTCCATGCTGTATTTTACCGGAAGATATGCCAGTAGAAAAGCTTCGTCAAATGCTTATTCAGGACAATAATCCATTCGGAGAGACGGACTGGAATATGATTGCCAATGAATGGGACAGCAAAGAACTTGATGATTGGGGATTTGAGGTGTGGCAGGAGCCGGAACAAAAGTCTTCAGAGCGTAGTTCAGAGGAACAACAGGAAGAAGAAAGCGAAGAGGATATAGAAAAGACAGATTTCTATGATATGATGCTTGGTGACAGGATATATGACAGCAATAATGATTTTGACATTCCTAATTTAAGGGCGGACGAACAGCCAGCAAACGGCCTTGTAATTCCCTTATCTGCATGGGGCGCTGATACCAGACAAAAGAAAGGAATATCTACCTATCATTTCTATGTAGAGGATTACCGATTTGAAGCAATATGGAAAGACCCGACAACTGTTCTTAATAGCGGATGTGAGGCTGTCATAGAGCCGAACTTGTCTTTGTTCGACACAACCCCTGTTGCCTACGGATTACATCAGATATACAAAAAGAGGTGGATTTCCCGCTATTGGCAGGAATGCGGTGTGAAGGTGTGGGCTGATTTGAATGTGGCAAAGAAGTTTCAAAAGTGGAATCGTTTAGGTATTCCTGACGGGTATAACGCTTTTGCGACCCGTGGATATTCTGACAGGCAGGAGTATTTAAAGGAAGAAATACAGATTGCCCGTGAAATATCAGGAAAGGATATTCCTAATATGATAGTTTACGGTGGTGGAGATAAAATAAAAGATATATGCGTGCAAAACAGCATTATATATGTCGAACAGTTTATGGCTAACAGAGTTAAGAAAGGAGATTGAAATGGCTAAAACAAGTGGAGGGATTAGAGGAGGATCAAGTAAAAGTTTTTCGGGAGATGCTCGTACTCTATTTAGTAATATAGAAAGAGGTTACGGACGTCAAATTGATTTCTCCGGTTATCAGACCAAAAAACTTCAAAGTTTACAGAGGTTAGGAAAAAGTTATAATCCAAATGAGAGGAATGCGGCTATACAAGCATATAACTCTTATGCAAACAGGGTTACAGGTGGGGCATACCGCTCTATTGAACACAGTTCGCTTGAAGGGGCAAGGTCTGAATTAATAAAGACTGCTCAAAAAGCATCTGCATACAGAAACCTAAATGCAATAACAGAAGAATTAAGACGAAGAAGGAAAAGATAATGGCAAAGACATCAGGAGGAATTAGGGGGGGCAGTGTAAAAGCTACCCGTAGAACTGGGCCGGGATTTACCGAACCTATTCAGGGACCCACAAAAGCGAGTTCCAATGCAACAGAGATTCAATATGTATTTGTTGACAAAATAACGGGGAATGAATCTAACGGTTATATCAGTTCTGATGTTGCGAAAAAGGCGATAAAACAAGCCGAAAGGGGAGATAAGGATGCTGGTATATACGAACCTGATAACTATTATATCCAACGAATAGAAGTCATGAAAGGAACTAATCGCTCTAGTAAGTACAGAGGGTGGTGATTTATAATAATAAAGCAAGTAGAAAACGGTTTGTAAACGGTTTGAAATGGCAAATAAGAATATAGCTAAAGATGGAAAGAAAACAAGATTTACGAGCGAAAACCAGCCTCAAAACAGAGGCCGGAAGCCTAAGCTATATACTATTGCAAAAAAAGCCTATAATATATCCTATGACGAATGGAAGGAGGTTGTAGTGCATGTTATGCAATGTACCAAAAAAGAGGTTGAGGATATTATAGAGAAAGACGATACCCCCATGTGGGTCATTAATATTTGCAGAGCATTATATAAAGATTCCGGCAAGGGATCTATCGCTACGTTAAAGGAATTGACCGAAAAGCTATGGGGAAAGCCTATGCAAGAGACAAAGCCTGAAGATGCCGATGTACCTACCAATATAGACCACGGTATAAGTATTGATTCCTGGATTAAAGATAAACTGAAATGATAGAACCCCAAGCGATATATCACCCCCTTTACACTGATACGGACAAATTTATAATCCTTATCACTGGTGGGCGTGGCTCCGGCAAATCCTTCAATGCTTCCACCTTCATTGAACGTCTGACCTTTGAAATGACGGAAGCTGGAAAGATAGTGCATCAGGTTCTCTACACCCGTTACACGATGGTTTCCGCTGGTATGTCTATCATTCCCGAAATGATGGAGAAGATAGAGCTAGACGGAACAACTAAGTATTTCAAGACTACCAAGACGGATATAGTCAATAAAATGACTAATAGCCGTATCATGTTCCGAGGCATCAAGACTTCATCTGGTAATCAGACGGCAAAACTAAAATCTATTCAGGGGATTACTACTTTCGTCTGTGATGAAGCGGAAGAGTGGACGAATGAGGAAGAATTTGATAAGATAATGCTCTCCATCCGTAAAAAGGGGATTCAGAACCGGATTATCATCATAATGAACCCGTGTGATTCCAATCACTTCATCTACAAGAAATACATTGAGAAAACCCATAAGCTTGTAGAGATTGACGGAGTGCAGGTGCAAGTCTCTACTCATCCGAATGTACTTCATATTCACACCACCTATTTTGATAATTTGGACAATCTTTCACCGGAGTTTCTGAAAGAGGTTGAGGACATGAAAGTAAATGATCCGGATAAATATGCTCATGTGGTTATCGGACGATGGGCTGACGTGGCAGAAGGTGCTGTATTCAAAAAATGGGGCATTGTTGATGAGTTCCCGATTTGGTGCAAAAAGGTTGCTTTTGGGCAAGATTTCGGGTATACTCATGACCCGTCCGCCTCTATTCGCTGCGGAATTATTGATAATGCTCTGTATTTGGATGAAGTGGATTACCGGACCGGGCTTCTTTCCTCTGATATCATTAAAACGCTTCGTCCATGGGGATTGAAGGTTATAGCCGATAGTGCTGATCCACGGTTGATTCAAGAAATACACAATGGAGGGATAAAAATATATCCTGTCGAAAAGGGAGCGGGTTCTATTAACGCAGGTATAGACAAAATGAAGAGCATGGATATTTTTGTAACTAAACGTTCATACAATCTTCAGAAAGAACTACGGAAATATGTGTGGGCTAAAGATAAGGATGGGAACTATATAAATGAACCGGAAGATCATGATAACCACGCTATCGATGCAGCCCGTTATTATGTATTGGGTGAGCTTCTTGGTAAAATTCAGAAACCTAAAGATTATTCGGGGATTTTTGGACGTTAAAAATATATCAATATGACATTAGAAGAGATTTTAGCATTAGAAGATGTAGATCAGAAGATCGAATATTTGAAGAAAGGGCGTAAAACAGAGGAACCCAATACCGGTGAAAACTGGAAGGATTGGAACGCTGATTTGCATGAAATCATTGTGGATAAAGAAAAATACCCGGACATCGAAGTTGTTGAAGAGAAAGAAAGGGAAGAATGGAATGATAGTACCGGTCAAAGCACTACTATCCCAGCTAAAAAACGTACAGAGCCGTGCAACCGTATATCTATCCCGCTGGAGCAAGATATAACCAATATTCAAACAGCGTTTACAGTAGGGGTTGAGCCTAAGATGGATTGCGCTCCGTCCAATGAAGATGAAAAAGGGCTATTTTATGCTATCCAACAAGTACTGAAGAAGAATAAAATAAAATACCAGAATAAACGCATAGTTCGTTCCTGGCTTTCTGAACAGGAATGTGCCGAATACTGGTATGCAGTCAAAGATGATTCGTTCTGGACTAAGTTCTGGAATAAAATACAGAAGGTTTTCGGGGGAAGTGTAAGACCGCAAAATAAGCTTCGTAGCGTAATATGGTCGCCATTCAGAGGAGATAAACTTTATCCTTTCTTCGATGATGCCGGAGATTTGGTCGCCTTCTCACGTGAATATAAAAAGAAAGACCTGGACGATGTAGAAATAGTATGCTTTCAAACTGTTACCGCTACCCATGTTTACCAGTGGGAAAATACTAATGGGTGGGAAGCGGTAGAGGAGAAGTCTTTCAGGCATGGGTTTAAAAAGCTACCTGTTTTATATGGCTATCGCCCAGAGACTTACTGCCATAAAATAAAGACTATACGTGTACGCATAGAGAAGATATTATCAAGCTATGCCGATTGTATAGACTACCACTTCTTTCCGTATTTAATGCTCTTTGGGGACGTGTCAGGCTTTACAGGGAAGAAACGCAACAGAATCATACAATTGACCGGAGATAAGGCAAACGCTCAATATCTGACCTGGAATCAGGTTCCTGATACTGTTAAATTGGAACTCGAAGGGCTTACTAACAGGGCGTACGATCTGACGAATACTCCACGTATATCACCGCAAGAGTTGAAAGGTCTTGGAAATGCCATTTCGGGGAAAGCGTTCAGGTATATTTTTATGGGTGCGCACATGGCGGTATCTAATCATGCGGAAGTAATTGGGGAGTTCTTTCAACGGAGGGTAAACTTCTTGGTATCAGCTTTGGCGGATATTAACCCATCCGAATTTGACAAGGCGTCCCAGACTATTGATATTGATGTAGATTTGGTTCCATATATGATTGATGATATTGATGAACGGGTAACAACGGCAGTTAGTGCAATAGATGGTAAAGTATGGTCCCGGAGAGAGGGTATTTTGTTTGCCGGTAATGCCGAAAGGGTGGATGAAGTCCTGAAAGAGATTGAGGAGGAAGAACAGAAAGAATCTTCTGAATCAGTCAAAAAGGACAATTTTTAGGGTGTGTGGTCGGAAAAATTCCGAGGGTTATACAAAAATCATAGGAAAAATAGAACAAAATATTTAATAATATGAACGATTTAGTATTTAAAGGTGAGAACAACCAAGCGCTAACAAGTAGCTTGTTGGTGGCTGAAAAGTTCGGGAAAGAGCATAAACATGTTTTAGATGCTATTAGGGAACTTATACAGGGGTGTGCCGAAAATTCGGCTGACCCCATGTTTGTTGAAACTATTTATGTTAACGAACAAAATAAGCAAGAATACCCAATGTTTATAATGAATCGTGACGGTTTTACTTTGCTGGCTATGGGATTTACAGGGAAAAAGGCTATGCGCTTTAAACTTGATTATATTGCAGCTTTCAATGCGATGGAAAAAGCTCTAAAGGAAAAGCTGAAGCCATTATCCCAACTTGAAATACTGGTCCAGTCCGCACAAGCTTTGCTTGAACAAAGCAAACGGATTGAAAACGTAGAAAAGAGGCTGGACGCGATGGAGCAGGAGAGAGAAGAAAACGGGAAATTGTTGTTAGCGGTTGCTGTTTCATCTGAAAAGGTACCGGAAATTTCTCTTCGTGATAAGATCCGCCAACTGGTGAACAAATATGCTTCGGCAACCAACACTAGACAACAGGACGTTTGGCACAAGGTTTATGAGCAATTATATTACCTCTATCACATTTCTATTAGTAACTATAAGAAAAAGTTCAAGGGAGAAACAAAACTTGAAATAGCGGAAAGAAATAATATCTTGGATAAGGTTTACGCCATTATCTCAAATATGGTCCGGGAGAGAAACGTTGCATGAGTACAGACATAAAGAAAGGGCAGCCCTAAAGCTACCCTTTCCCGCTGATTGGCGTCAACTAATGTGCCAGGCCGAAGCCCCTGACTACTCTATTTCTTGTTAATAAGCTCTTGTAGCATCTTGTTCGTCTCTACAGCTAACGAAGTCATTAGAAAGCCATCCTTACACATTTCATGTACTTGACCGAATATCCGCTTTAGATTCGATTCCATGCTTTCTTTCGGGTTGTACGCAACTTCTTCCTTTCCGTAAGGTATCATCCCACCGTAGATACTTCCGTGCTTCTTGCGACCGCTAACGAGCGTTTCTTGCAATGATTGGTTGAACTCCTTGATTTGCTTTTTGACGATGCGTTCTGCGTACTTCGTACAACGCTCTGAGCGGAGCTTCTCTTCCATTTCGTTGAAGGCGTTGATGTATGCTTCCTTGAACTGGGCGGCTACCTTTCCGGTGAAGCCCATGGCGAGGAAGGTGAAGCCGTCACGGGTCATGTAGTACATGGGATATGTTTTGCTTACATTCCCATTTTTCTTTGTATAGTCAGATAAGCCAAAATTGGCTTGTCTGAAATTTATGCTACATTCTAACTGATTTATAGCCCTTAAGACTTTACCATGTTCTTTGTGGAAGTAATCCGCAACCACCAAAGAAGAGGTTACGGCTTGACCGTTTTTCGCTTCTACCAAATCAATCCTATCGGTAGACCATAATTCCAAACTTCTTGTTTCCATAATGATTTTATTTAATGTGTTGATACTATCGTGTCGCTCTTGCTTAGCACATGAAAAACCTGTCGTTATCATCACCGAACATCTTATATCCGGCAAGTAGGCATAATACAATGATTGTAATTTCTGGCATATTCGTATATTTTAATGGTTAATCTCCTACGTAATGAGCACCGTATCTTCCAGTACTAGCCGTATAGTAAGCCGATGCTGGTATGCTCTTATTATTGTACCCCTTATCCATTGTATCCTTAGCAGCGTTGCTCATGGCTTCATGTCTTTCCGCCAAGAACTGATCCGTTCTAGCCTTTACCGCTTCCGGTGAACAGTATTCTTGCAATTTCGCAAGGCTCCAAGCTGATTTCAGACATTCGGAGAACGTTCTTTCGTTGCCGGCACGTTTGTAAGAGCGCCAAGCGGATTTCATTATTTGGGATAAGTTGTAACGTTTCATAATCGTATGTATGCTATCCGTTAAACATTTAGTTTTATTATTACGATGCAAATATAACTATGATTATAATACAAACAAACCTTATAAAGTTAATAAATGTTAATTTGATATACTCGAAGTATGTTTTCAAGCAAAGAATAATAACTAATGCTATAATTTTGTATATTTGCAAGCAATAAACTATAAGTATAATTATGAAGTTACGAATATTGGATATCTGCAAGCAAGCAGGAATAACTCAAAAAGAGTTAGCGGAAAGAATAGGGTTATCGGCTGTGGGTTTATCTAAAGCAATCAATGGTAATCCTACTAAAGATACATTGGAAAAGATAGCCAGTGCCCTAAACGTGAGAATTACTGAACTATTCGAGGAACCGACCAATATAAATGGCTACATCGAATTAGATGGAACTATCCACAAGGTTTCGAGTAAGGAGGATATTAAAAAGTTAGCGGAAAAACTATAAACCAAATAAAAAGGAGGTATTTATGTTAGAAACAGAAATTGAGATTCGATCATACATTTTAAATTATCTACAAAAATGTAAAACATGTAGGATAGCCACGATAAATTGCAAGTGCAAAAGTGAAACTATGTTTTTCAATGTATTAGATGAAATGGTTGCTAATGGAGAGATCGAGAAAAACAATAGCTTCATTTGGATACTTGATCGGGAATAGGAAGTAAGGCCGGAGAAATCTGGCTTTTCTTCATTTATAATCCCTCTTTTTCAAATTACCTAGTTGCCGTATTAAATATATACGGAAATTTTCATGTATTGAAGTCAGAAAGGTATTGTAAAACTTGTATTTTATTTTTGATTTTTGTACGTTTGCGTATTGTATAACATAAAACACACATAGCATGAGATTATTCAATTTATTTAAAGGTAAACAGGATATACCTCCTAAAAGAGATATAAAGGATTTCTTTTCGATTGATATAAATAATCTTTTTCAATATAATCCAGTATACTCTCATACAGAAACAAGCTCGTATGGAAATGAAGTAAAACATTATACGCTACGCTTAAAAAAGCTAGAACTTGGAATTTTCTATGAAGCTGAAATATTAGAAGTCGCAGAAAATGAGTTAAATGTCATATTTAAAGGGAGAAGCAACCTTTTAACCAAAGAACTTGTGGAATTCATAAATTTTTGTGCTGATTGTTTGGGATTAGATAGTAGCGGATATGGTAAAGTTGAGAAAATAGATTATCAGCATGTTGATGCCCATGTATTCTCTCGTATGTGGGATAAAATATGGATTGATAATATGACAACTCCAACTATTATAATGACAATATATTCTTTAAATAAAAGCATTAACTAAATTGTAAATCATGGAAGGAATGACACTATTTGTATCTATCGTAATCATCGTATTCGGAATATTACAAATTATTCTGTTTTTCAAGTTATGGGGAATGACCAATGATGTGAAGAAGATAAAATCATCTCTTCCCATATCATTAGAAGGGATATCTCCTGCGAAAATCGAATTTGCCATAGGGAATAAAGAGAAGGCAAAAGAAATGGTAAAAAGGGAGTTCATTTCAGATGTGTATAAAATATACAGGGAAGTGTTAGCTTATGAATACTCCCAATATCAGCAAGAAAAAAGTCATTATGATAAAGGATATAAAAAATTGGAAGCAATATATAAGAACAGATTTAGTAAGCCTGAAGAATATATAGACTTTACTATGTTTGAAACATTTGACAAAGCTAACGATTTCTTTAAATAGTTATTCATCCCGCTATTTAGCGGGGCTTTTTATTTAATGCTAGAAAAATCACCTAAAACCAAAGAAAGGTAAGGAAATATTTGCATTTGTGTGCATTTGTATGTTAATTTGCCTCCGTACAACCATAATACACACAAAATATGAAGAAGTTTTTATTATTACTTTTAGTAAACCTGGCTACGTCTGTATACTCTCAAGATACATTCTTAAACTTTAAAATATTTAATGATAGAATTATATGGCAGAAGGTATATGAAACCTCTTTTTCAACTCAAGAAGTAATTGATTACTTTAAAATATTTGGGAATATAAGCATAGCCGAACAAACTGAATCTAGGATAATCGGAAGCTCTTCTGGTAACAAAATTGATTTCAACAAATATAAAGGTAGCAAAATTGGAAATACAATATTTGATGATGACTTAGCATATAAAGTCATCATAGATTTAAAAGATAAAAAATACAGAGTTACAATCTTGGATATACAATTTACAAAAGGAGATGGAATAATGATCGATGGGTGGGGAAATACAGGAAATCGTTCATCAATTATAGATAATAAATACATAAAAGATAATAAATTTAAGAACTCTTTTTCTAGGGAAGGATCAGAGTCTTTAGATAAGTTTCTTATAGATAAGTTTAGTGTGAAAAAACTTTTGGATATCTTTTGATACTCATTATAACACAATAGAATCATGAAAAATATCCTATATCCGATCATAATAATATTGGCTCTATCTGGATGCACTAGAGACATGTATACCGAATCTGTATATGTCGTTGACTACAGAGAATACACCAAAGATGGTTTCACCATTAGCCCTACAGTGACAGGATTCAATTACCAGCCAATATCTAATATAGAAGTGGTATTTACTGTTGGCAAGTTGAGAAAAGGCGAAACAGCCGAAAATCTACGGCTAATTGTCCCATACGAAGGATATACAGGAAAAACGAATAATGAGTATGCTCCATCTAGCAAAAGGATGATGGATAAAATAGTATCCGAAGCAAAGAAAATGGGAGCGAATGGATTGATTGATTTTAAAACGACTTATAACGCAAGGAACAGGGCGTGGGTTGCTTCTGGAATAGCCGTTATTATAAAATAGGATTTCATTCCCGCCCTTCGCAAGAGGGCAAAAGAAAAGCGGAGGTTACTCCGCTTTATCTTTAATACAAAGCTGTATAAGATCGAAATACATAAGCCTTGTTTTTAACTTCTCTCCTTCTGGAATTCCTGTATTTTTACCCTCTTGTTCTTCTGTAGAAAATAGAAATTTAAAATCATTTCGATAATAATAACTTAAAGGCGTTTCTTCGTTGTAAGCGTCTACTACTATAAACCTGCATCCTGTTTTATTTAATGGATCAACAAACCAAACTTTGATAAAATCCATCAATTCGGTACCAATATGCATGCTTTGAAAGTCGGAATTAACTCCAAGTCTTCCTATAAGAACTGCCGGATATCTTCTCATTTGTTTTTCTCTAGGAATATGCTTGCTTACTACTCCTTTTCTTGCATTTGGCAGCATATTTACTTTTATACTATCATTTGATAAAGTGAAGGCACAAACTATAATACTAGGATCGGAATCAAGTCTAAAACAATAACTTTTTCCTAATAATTGCTTGGAATACAAACAACATTCTTTGGAAAAGAATTCGTCTAAATCGTTATTGCCACATGTAAAAGGAATACATTCCTTTAGCGTAGTTTCATTTAATACTTGAAAGGTACATTTATCAAGAAGAAAACCCACAAACTATAGATTTAATGTCAATTTATAACATTTTGGCTTTTCCCAGTATAGAACGGGCAGTTTTTGCCTGTCTACTATAATCAATAGTAGCACGCTTACTTTCAGCTTTGCTTGCAGCTCTAACAAAGCTTTTAGCATCATTTCCTTTTAAAGTTGGGATACTTTTAATTGCTATTGCCATAATCTTTATTAATAGGTTTGTTATCATCAACAGTATTACTACTATCTTTGTTCGTAACGTATCATAGTTGCGTTACTTTGATGGTACAAAGGTAGTAACTTTATCAACAACAACAACATCAACAGTGTTAAAACAACATCAAACAACATTCAACACCTCACTTTTTAGCAATATTTATAAGATTAACAGTTTCAGCACCGTCTTTTCTCTCACCAATAACACTAACTTCATTACCTTGTATTCTCTGTCTATTAGAACGGTGAATAACACAAAGAAGAGCATTTATTATGCCTTAAAACAACTAATTTCCCACAATTGGGCAATTGTGGTTTATCCCTCATGTAATTATTTTATAGCTTTCTTCTTTGAGTGTAACTTTATGCTGTTGAAAATCAAAACTAATTCATACAGTATGAAAGAAAAAATCTTAGTAGCACTAAAAACGAAGTATAAAACCTTTGGGTTTGGTGATAAAGCGTTTGACGGGGTGGCTGACTACTTGTCTAAAACCGTAACTGAAGAAAGTCAAATAGAAACTGCTATTAGTGGGGTCGAAGGACTTCTGAAGGCTTTTCAAGGAGACATTGATACTGTTAGAAACGAAAAATCGGGTCTACAGAAACAATTGGACGAATTGAAAAATAAAATCGAGAATCCCAATCCTAACCCAAATCCGAAGCCGGAAGAAAAGAAAGATGATATAGCGACCATCATTGCGAACGCAGTGAATGCAGCCGTTAAACCTCTTTCTGACAAGCTTACTCAATTTGAAACAGAGAAGGCGCAGGCCACTCGCCAAGAGCAAATCATGGGAAAAGCAAAGGAATATGGTATTCCCGAAAACCTTGTTCCTATGTTGAGCATTCCCGAAGATGCAAACTTGGATAACTATTTCAAGGATGCAAAGCAGACGTTTGCCAACGCAGGATTTCAAGATGTGAGAACTCCCGAATCGGGAAGCAATGAGCAGAACAATTCAAATGACATTGCCACCCTGATAAACAAGGGAACTGAAGAAATTAAAAACTCTAAACAGGATTAATTATGCCAGCAGGTTTTAAGTATGATTTAAATCCGATTGAGAAACAAATGCCGGAAATGTGCCGTTTTGAAACGGTTTATAGATATTCCGGTGGCTTCAATCTGGATATTTCGAATTTGACAGGGGTTGCGCAGATCCCGCCTCTTACCCCTTTGGTTCTTGATTTTGTGAAACGAACGGCAAAAGCTGTTTTGAACGTTGAAGTAGCCGAAAAGATCACTGCCGGTTCTACTTCGTTGAAGATCAAGAAAAATTCTCTTGCGTACGTCGGTATGCATATTGGTAACGGTACAAATGGCGGTACAATTGAAGCTATCGACAAAAGTAATGCGGAATATGATACCGTTACTCTGGCCGCTTCGCCAACGCTTGCCGCAGAAAAGGATGCGGTATTGTTTGAAGCTACTGCCGCAGCCGGTAAAACGGCAAAAGCAACAGCAACGGCTTTAAATTATGAATGGACTAAAGTAGAAGCGGGTGCAACTGTTACCGCTATAGGCCAAGCGTACGAGATCAGACCGACAAGACTCATTGTTCCTATCTCCGATAAGGATAAGGAGACTTTGGGTGACAGATTCATGTTCACTTATTAAAGAAAGGAGGAACTATGTATTTGACTATTCAAACATTACTGAATGATCCGGGAGTGGTGAAAGCGGTTATCGACCGTGTGCAGGCTCTAAGGCTGGATCAAATCTTTTGGAAAAAGCACCTCGATTTTGAGGAAACGAAATCCCGTGTGTTTAAAACATATTTGGGGACAGTAACGGGTGTTGTTGCCGGTTCTGTAATTGACCGTAACTCTAACAAGCCGTTAAGAGAACGTAAATCTCTGGGTTCCGGATATGGCGAAGTTGCCTATATGGGGGATAGATACCAGATGGACAACGATAGACTTGATATGCTTCAAGAACTAATCAATAAGTTCAATCAGGCGAAGACACCAGATCAACGGGCCGCACTGGACGACATTATCAACTACATTGTAGATGATATGCGTCAGGTATTGCTTGCTCCACACAAACGTATGGATATTGTGGACGGTGAACTTCGTTCTGATGGTAAAGCATCCGTAAAAGTAGATGACAATCCGCAAGGAATCGAATTGCTTGAAATGGAGTTGCCGGTTCATCGTATCACTCCGCAAGTTGCAGACAAACTGAACTTTGTTCGTTATCTTATGGAGAAAACCGTTGAATTACGTACTAAGTTCGGCATGTTCGTTTCTATGGAAATGTCTCGAAGGACTTTTATCAATAGCATTATTGGATCAAAAGACTTCGGGGAATTCTACAAACAAAGCTTTGATTCTAAAGAAGTCCAACTGTCTGCCGGGCTTATGTCCAGTGAGATGGCGACCACTATCTTTAGAGGATTGGGCTTGCCGCCTATCGTAATCAACGAAGATTTGGTGGAATTGTCAGACGGCACTTTCAAACAGGTGTTCAAAGACAACCGTATTTCTTTGTTTACCACTCCTAAGCAGGGAAAGATGCGCTGGCATACTCCGTATGAAATTACCGATCCAGTTCCGGGAAAGACTTACACCCGTTCAGAAGGTGGTATGTATATTTCCAACATACGTACGGATGAAGGCCGCTTCATGGAATATGGAGCTGAATGGATTCCAGAATTTACATCTCCAAACAAGATTGTAATTTTTGACCTGGACACGATGAATGCGTAAGTATGATAATTAGTGACTACATAAAGCAAAAGTTTCAGTCCTTCGGCATATCATTGTCGGAGGCTGACTTGGTAGAGATTAATCTTTCTTCCGGGGTTGACCCTGACGGGGAAATGACTGAAGATAATTTGCAGTCCATCTCTGTTGCTATAGCAAGATTTATTCCCTCCTTATTGCTTAGAGCTACTTCTAAATCGGTATCAGAAAACGGTCATTCAAAGTCTCTTTCTTGGGATATTTCCGGGATAAAGTCATACTATTCTTTTTTATGCAATAAGTATGGACTGAAGGACGAACTGAATACAGATAAACCTAAAGTAACATTTTGGTGATATGCTAGAAACTGCCCCACATAAATTACAAATACAGGTTATTACTCTGGAAGAGAACGACGAGTATAACCGACCAATACCGGGAACCGGTGGAGAGTCTTGGCAAGATGTAACAGATTGCTTCTGCCATGACAACTCCCAACAAAAAGAAGTCTCTGTCAATGGTGAACGCTGGGTGTATAATTACCATGTGGTTTATGAGGGTAAAAAGATTGTTTTAGGATCTCATATCAGGTGTCTGGATGCTGAAGGAAATACTGTAGGAGAGGGAGATGTGAAGAAGAATGCCGAATGCTATTCGGAGGAGTTTAAGGGTAGATGTGATATTTGGGTATGATTGTAACGACTGACATATATAAGATTTTGTGTGATAAGCTAAAAGACTTCTTGATAAAAGACGTTTACGACAGTTGGAATGCCATTAAGAAAGGTGTAAAAAACGAATTAATAGTGATTGTTGTAAGAGACGCTTTGGAGCCGGAAACTTATTGGGAGGTATGTTATCCTCATATCAACATCTGCGTTCCATATTTGACCAGTGGTAAGACTAATACGGTACGATTAAACGAGTTGGAAAGAACTGCAAAACTGTTTTTAATAGGAGAAAGTGGAGTGTTTGATAGTACTCAATATCATTGGGAAATAGACCGGATAGGGATAGAAGAAGATCTAAAGCTTGCATGTAGTTATGTAAATGTGGTTTTAAAGTTTAAAGTTTTAAATGTAAAAATATAAAAGATATGGCGGAAAGTATACAAATATCAGCGGTTGATATAAAAAGATTATGGTATGCCGATGAAGATGCAGTATCAGCTGATTTGACAGGTACAGCGTTATATGCCCTAGTAAAAACGAACGGATCTGCTACCGAGATTAAAAATGTGCATCAAGACACGTGGACCATTGAAGAAGGAGATCCTACGCAAGAACCTTACAAAAATCAGCTGACAGGTTCAACTTACCGTATGGGAGCTAAAACAATGGGAGATGTGACCTTTAACTTCACGATTGGTCGCTATGATTATGCAACAAAAAAAGAACTTATGGGCGGTGAAATTATTAATACCGATAAAGGTTGGAAGCGTGCCCGTGGTATTGTGGAGGTGAAAAAATGTTTGATTGCATTAACGCAAGACGATCAGTATTGCGTTCTTCCTTATGCAAATGTAGTAGCTCGTGAAGCCAATACTGATGGTGCAGTTGGTATTGCAGTCGTAGCTACGATGCTAGAGCCTTTAAATGAGGCTGTTATGCCGGAATACTGGTTTGATGCGAGTGAAGTAAAAGAAGGGGTATGAAGATCTGAAAATGTAGCACTTGCTTCTTCTGAAACAGCTACGAATTCAAATAGTTATTCAGCTAGATCAAGGCGGGTGAACGCTGGGAGTACTGTAAACTATGGCTCTTCAGGAGAAGATGGGACGCAACCGTCAGAGGCATTATCTATATTGTAAAGTGGTGAGGGGTGAGGATTTGTCGTTCTTGCCCCTTTTTAATAAGATAGTTATGAATAAAGGAGCAAAAGTTATATCACAATCAATTATTGGAAATGATTTTAGGACAATTATTGTGAATAAGAAAGGATATACAATATATCCTCCAACTATACACAGTTTGTCAAATGCTATATCATACTTATGTGATGTGCGAGAGGGAGAAACATTAAGAGAGATTCTGCTTTCTCTAGCAGATTTAAAATACTATGCTCACGCTCTTTCATGGTTTATTAACGGTGATGATAGTCTTTTTGAGGAACTTTCTAAAGGTACTTATGAAGAGTGCGTAAATGGCGTGGAAGAAGCAATCTCAATGATTGATGTATCGGTTTTTCAGAAAGCTGTCGGCTTAGCGAAGAACGTAAGTCTGCTGGCAGCGACACCGAAATAGCCGGTAATGAAACGTTATTAGGACAAATTGCGTCGTTCATGGAAAATTTGCATTTGTCTTATAAAGAAGTTGTGTATGAAATACCATATAGAAATCTGGTTTTAATGCAACGTGATAAGATACATCAAATATTTGGAGATAAAATAAAGAAAGTGAAAGGTAAAGATATGGCATCACGGAGGCGTCAAAATAAGTAAGTATGGAATTCATAGGGGATGATAGCGGATTGAGCGAACTTCAAAAACAAATAGAGGACGCTTTCTTTTCTAAGTTAGTAGAAATAGGGAAAGACGCCATACGTTACGCCCAGAAAAACGGAGAATACCAAAATCATACATTTAATCTACGGAATGCTCCTGGTTTCTGTGTGGTAAGAGATGGGCGTATAGTAGCTATTGAAGTGGGGGATGATGGGGGGCATCCCGAAGCTGTGAGAAATACGGAAAATATGTTGATATACTCGGAAAAGCCGCAAGACGGATTATATTTAGCTGACGGAATGCCTTATGCCTCTTTTGTAGAATCAAAGGGATATGATGTGTTGACGGCAGCAAGAAAATACGCAATAAGGCAAGTCCAAAAGAAAATATATAAATAAATATGGCAGGGATATTTGCAAATGTAGACAGTGACATTCAGAAGCTCCAAAAATTGAAGCAAGAAATCGAGAATGTAAAGAAGTCATTGAAAAGTATCAATGTAAAAGTAGATATTGATATAGCACAAGGTTTGGAGGCACAATTAAAGAGTCTCACAACTCAATATGATGCCTTAGCCGCTAAGGTGGGAGAGACGGAGGCTAGGATAACAGCGTCTGCAAATAAAATTATTGATGCTTCGAATAAAATTATTCAGGCACAGGACAAAATGTCGCAGGCAGCAAAGGGTATTAATACTTCTTCTAGTACCAATACCAATTCTTCTACTAATGCATCGGAAACAACTTCTATTCAGGCGCAGGCTAAGGCGTATGAAGAACTGAAAGCTGAAATCGGTGATGTTCTCGGTACGAGAGGGCAAAACATAAAGAGGTTAATAGAAGAGCAAAATGCGGTCCGGCTACTTAACGCAGAAATAAAAAAGATCACTAAATCACAGGGGGAATCTTCTAGCCTTTCATCTGCTCAACAAAGGAGACTGGAACAATTAAATAACTCTTTGCTTACTCATAAAACAGCACTTGCTGAAGTAAGACAGAGTTTGAGTGCTAACGCTAAGTTAGACAATGCTGCCGCCACTTCTATGGATGCTCTTTCTCAATCTTTAGGTAGGATGAGAGCTGCTTATAGAGCATTGACAGAAAGTGAGCGAACATCTCCATTCGGGAAAGAACTATTAGTCTCTATTCAACAGGCAGATGCAAAAATAAAAGAGCTAGATGCAACGATTGGGAATCATCAAAGGAATGTCGGTAATTATGCAAGCGGCTGGAATGGACTAAGCATGTCTATTCAACAAATAGGTCGTGAGCTCCCTTCTTTGGCTGCTGGGTGGAGAACTTTCTTTTTGGCTATCTCTAATAACTTGCCAATTCTTGCCGATGAAATAAAGAGGGCTAGGATTCAGTTTGAAGCTTTGAAAAAGAGCGGGCAAACTGCTATACCTGTTTGGAAACAGGTTGTTTCTTCCATAGTTAGTTGGCAGACGGCTTTAACTGTGGGGATCACTCTTTTAACGTTGTATGGAGATAAGCTTGTAAAATGGATTAGTGGTTTAGGGAAAGCCGAAAAAGCTATCAAGAATTTATATACAGCTCAACGAGATTTATATAATGTAACATCTACAGGAATGGAACAAAGTTCAAAAGAAATTACCAAACTTAACAGTCTATATAAGATTGCAACAGATGTAACTAAATCTACAAAAGAAAGAAATAATGCAGTAAAAGAGCTGAAAAGATCGTTCCCTTCTCATCTTAAAAACTTATCAGATGAATCTATAAAAAATGGTGAGGTCGCAAAGTCTATTAAAGAGCAAACAAGGCAAATTATAGCAAATGCTAAAGCGACAGCAGCGGCCGATCAAATCGCAAAGAATTGGTATAAATCATTTCAAGCTGGAGTATCTAAAAATATTGCATATATCACAAAACAGAGATTAGAGCAAGAATTAGTTGCAAAAGAAGCAACGGTTCAACAGCTTTCTCAAATGAGAGCCAGACCAGAAAGTTATGCCGGATTAGCTAAAGAAATTGAGGGAATAAAAGACCGAATAAAAGAAACTGATAGAGAAATAGCAATACAAGAAAATCTACAAGATTCTTATCAAAAATCGTCTCAATCTCTTGAGAAGTTGGTAACAGTTGCTGGTCTAGGTGGAAAGTATGAAAATCCAGATAAAAATTACAATTCTATTTTAGACCAACAAAAGAAGATAGCCAATCTTTTGGATAAACAGGCTCTTGAAAGAAAGCGACGGGAAGAAGATTTGGAGAATCAGGTTGTACAGTCCCGTATTGATGCTATGGCAGAAGGGGAAGCTAAAATCCGTGCTCAACGTGAATTGGATAACAAAAAGGAAATACAAGACTTAAAACGCCAGAGAGAAGATTACATTCGGACAGAGATTGAGTATCAAAGGAAACTTTTTGATGCAAGGGAAGAATTGAATGTAAAGAAAAATAAGAACTATAAAAAGAAAACATTCGATCCTTCTTCTGTTAAAGTAGATACCTCTTCTATTGATGCTACTATTGGATATGTGAGTAAACGCCAAATTAACGACCAAATACGTAACCAAGAAGAGGCGTGGAATGAATATATCATAAAATATGGTACATTCCAACAGAAAAAAGAGGCCATCACTCGGAAATATGCAGATGCTATTAATAAAGCCGCCAATGCCGGAGAAGCAGCATCCTTACAAAAGGAGTTTGAGGAAGCTTTAGCTAACTTGGATTTGAGTAAGCTTAAAGAGGAAATAAATTGGGAAATGATTTTCGGTGATTTGAGCAAAGTTACTAAAGATCAACTAACCAAAATAAAGAAGCAGTTGCAGGAGTTTAAGAAGTCTTCTGAATTCAAAAATGCTACTCCGGAACAAATACAAGTTATTGAAACCGCAATAAATTCCATCAATGATACCCTTGTCGATAAAGGTGGTTTCTTTGGAGGTATGGCTGATTCTATGAAAGAGTTAGCGGATGCTACAGAACAACTGAAAAAAGCAGAAGAGGAACTGGTTGAAGCTAATAAGAAAGGAACGGATGCCGAAAAAGAAGAAGCACAAAAGAAAGTAAATAAAGCTCAAAATACACAAGTCAATGCACAGACCAATGTTGAAAAATCCAGGGATAAGGCAATTAGTAATATAACGGCTGTTGCTGATGCTATGCAGCAACTGGGAAGTGCGGAATTTAACTTAAGTAGCTTTGGTAGTGCTGTTGGAGGATTGGTAGATGCGTTAAGTGAATCCGGTAGCAAAATAGGAGGAATTATTGCAGCTGTCCTCTCTCTTCTTGATGAATTTGGGAAAGATGGAGGAGTCGAATTTGGCAAAAATATTGTGAACAATGTTATTAGTGCCATTGGTGGAACTATTGAGGTTCCGTTCAAGATGTTAGGAATTGATTTGGGGCTCGGAGGTGCAAACTATTCTGATTACAACGAAATGGTAGCCAAGTATGACGTATTACTTGATGTTTGGGATCAACTCTTAGATAAGAAAAAAGCTTATATAAATGAATCATACGGAGCGGAAGCAACCAAAGCGGGCAAGGAAGCTTTAGACCTATTGAAAGCCGAAAGAGATATAACTAGGGAGCTTGCTAGTGAACGCTTAGACGCTGGAGCAAGTGCAGGCAGTCACTCTATGGCGTATAGAATGTGGCAAGGCTCCTATAAATATGAAGGTCAGAACTGGAAAGATGTAGCTGGAGAAATATCTAGTGCTCTTGGAGGTGTCGAATTCAGCAATATGTGGAACCTGCTTTATATGTCAGCCGATCAACTGGAGTGGATAAAGACAAATTATTCCGGTCTGTGGTCACAAATGGACACGGATTTTAGAGGTTATTTGGATGATATTATTCAATACGGAGAGACGGAGGCGGAAATCATAGAATCAGTAAAGGAGCAGATTACAGGAATATCCTTTGATAGTTTCCGAGATAGTTACGTAAGCCTGTTATCTGATCTTGATAGCACCAATAAAGATTTTGCCGATAGTTTTGAAGAGTATTTAAGAAAATCCATACTTCAGTCTGTTATATCCAAGAACTACGATACTAAAATACAGGAACTTTATGATAGTTGGTCTAAAGCTGGAGAAGATGGATTATTCAGTGAATCAGAAGTAGACAGGTTGCGTTCTATGCAACAAAGTATAACAGATGCGATGTTGGCGGAACGTGATCGACTGGAGGAAGTTTTTGGATGGTCTTCATCTTCATCCCAAGAAGCCTCAAAGAAAGGCTTTGCCACTGCGTCACAGGATTCAATCGACGAGCTTAACGGACGTTTCACCGCTTTGCAAATTGCCGGAGAGGAAATCAAGAATCAGAATCAGCTACAAACAATGTCTATTCTTGAATTGAGAGCGGATATGCTGCCTATTATTGCCAATACCACAGGGATAAAGGACATTGCTAGTGAGACACGGGATTTGTTAAGGCTGTCTTATGAGGAGTTGACTGGTATTCATGATGATACAACAAGCATGAACAAGTCATTGAAGAATATTGAGACGGATATTGCTGAAGTTAAACGAAATACATCAAAATTATAATATATGGCCGACTTATTAATTAACAATAAAGACGCTTTCGCAACGTGGGGCGTGAGAATGGGAGATGGGTTCATTGAAGCTATCTACGCTCCGCTTCCAATGAAAGAAGTTATAGAGAATAAATCCCGTTTACAGGACGGGAAGAAAATAATTATAGCCAATCGGAAGATTGACGAACGGGATATAACACTAACCTTTACCCTACAAGGAAGTTCTCCGTCTGACTACATCACCAAGTATAAGGCATTTCTGAATGAGATTACAAAAGGGGAATTTACTGTCAAGGTTCCCGCCTTAGGAGAGGAGGTTTATCATCTATATTACACCCGTTCACAGCCTTTCGGTTTCAATACGGCAAGGACGTTTTCAAAGATTTCGGTAAAGCTTAACGAGCCAAATCCGGGTAATAGAGAGTAAAATTACCACAATAGGCAAATTGTGGTTCATAGGATTGCCGGATTTTATGTTTTGACGTTTCTATCTGCGAACTTTGTGATATGGCAGAATTAGTAGACATCAAAGACATATCCGGCAACATTCGCTTTTCGACTACTATCAATGAGGGTTCGAAAAGACACTTCCTTTTGATGCAGGAAGATTATATCACTTTGCTATTTAGCCTTTCCAATCCGGTGTATTTCAAACTAGGCGACTACGTAGACAATGAGTTGGGAATATTTGAGCTTGTAGACCTTTATAAGCCTACCTACAATACAACGACAGGTGCATACGACTACGAACTCCGCCTTGATGCTTATTACTGGAAATGGAAGAACAAGAAGTTTTTCTATACACCGGAAACCACCGGACGCGAAGCCGCATGGAATCTCACCGCTACCCTTGACACGCATTTAAATGTTTTTCTAGATAACCTGAATGCACTCGGATATAAGTTCAGAGAGGAAGAGTTTACATACGAGATTGACAGCACAGTAGAAAACACTTCCAAGCTCATTTCCTACGATAACGTGAATCTGATCGACGCTCTCACACAGATGGCGGAGACTTGGGAGTGTGAATGGTGGATAACAGAGCACGTTATTCATTTCGGACGTTGTGAATACAGCTCACCCGTTGATTTCAAAGCCGGTGATTTGACAGACACAGAAAACGTGAATGTCAACAGCATGACACGCAGCGACAGCCAGACCACTTATGCGACCCGTATCTACGCTTTCGGCTCCACCCGCAACATTCCTTCCAGCTACCGGAAAGATTTGATATTCGACGTAAAAGAGGTTAATGGACGTAATATATCCGATACGTCAAGACCGCTCAAAATAAGCTACTTTCCGTCACGAGTTACATATAAGGAAGACTATACCGCTAGTAGCAACGAAGGTAGCGGACCTTTTACTCCCTCTTATACAGAATGGACACTTGACAAAGCTTTAGCTTCATCAGCCAAGGGTGGTTCTTATAAAGTTGTTTCGGAAGGAATTTCAATCAATATATCAACAGCCGTCCCGCAAATAGGGAACCGTGCTTTGCTCCCGGCAGGAGATTATATATTGAAGGCGTCATATATCTATAATGTTTCCGGGGAATCAAAAGAGGTGATTATTGGTAATCAGACCGTTTCATTAGCCCAAAATCAACAATATGAGATTGTGTCTAAAATACAGGTTTCCGACACGTTGGTTATCGACAAAAACAGTTCTGATTTAAAAGTAAGGGTATACGTTCACGTACCAGCTCCAGCTTCTTCCGAGCTGTTATCGACTTTTCAGGCGTATGTAACATACGATATTAACCTGTATGGCGGTTCTTCTGCAACGACTTCCGTAACATTCCTTTCCGGTGCAAATGTCGGACGTACTTTTGATGCTGTTTACAATCCCGACCTTTTAACCGGTGACGCAGCAAACGTTATCCAGTTACCGGAAGGTGTAACCGCCTCTTTAGGTAACCGGTACACCATTGATAACATCATCAAAGGTAAAGTTCCCGATAACTACTTCAGCAAGGATGACAAGGAAATGACCCTTAACGGAGTTGTTCAGAAACGTCTTATGCTTCCGGAGGGTATTTCTTATGTAGACGCTTATAAATACAGCCCGACCGGTGAACGTATCAACATCGGAGATGAAAACTACGATGATCCGGATAACGTGGAAATGCCGGAAGAGGAAGCAATCGAAGAGATTGTTATATTCGAAGATGAATATCCGCAATACAAGGGTACAATATCCAGCGTAAGCCACGATGATAAGGTAGACGATAACGATAAGGAATATCCGATCTACAAATTCAAAGATACAGGACTGAAGAACTTTACAGAAGATTTCAGGCTGGATGATGAAGAACTTCACATGATATTCCAGACTGGTAAGCTTGCCGGGATGGACTTTGCTATCAACATTGTAGAGAGCGATAGCACCGGAACAACCTTTGAAATAGTCCGTAATGAGGATTACGGTCGCTTTCTTCCGGATGATGTTCTTTATCCGGAAGCTTCTAATACTTATATCCTTTACGGCTTTGATACCGCATACATCTCCGAACAGATGTTGCCGGACGCAGAGCAGAATCTACTCAAAAAGGCAAAAGAGTACGTAAAGAAATCCATGATTGACCCGTCCACCTACGATTGTGAGATGGCCGCTGATTTCATCTACAATAAGGGAAATATCCGTACATACGAAGTCGGGGCTAAGGTCAACCTGATAAATAAGGCATTTTTCCCGGAAGGCAGACAATCAAGAATAATCGGTTTCGAGTGGCCTCTGGATTTTCCTTACGATCACCCGATTTATACAGTTGGTGAGACGGCTTCATATTCCCGTATCGGTGAGATAGAGAGTAAGCTTGACCCCCTTACTTACAAGGGACAAACCTATTCCGGCTCTGCTGTCGGAGGTGGTGGAACGAGTGTGTATGTTATTGGGGTTAATGACAAGACAATCCCGTCTGACAGAAACGTATTCTCCGCAAAGAGATCACTTGCCACCTTCTTGAACAAGGCGCAGGAGGAGACAATGGAGTTTCTTATCAAGCTGTTAGGCGGTATTATTACCGACAATATAGAATCCCAGAACTTTATTCCCGGTGCACTTGGTTCAGGATTCCTCATCAAACGCGATCCAAAGACCGGACGGTCATACATCGAGGTTGATGAGCTGTATGTAAGACTGAAAGCAATATTTGAGTCTTTAACAATCAAGGAGCTTCAATCGGTAGGTGGTGAGGTTCTTCTGACATTGGCTAGTATCGAATGCACGAAAGTGGAAAAGATTTCAGAAGCGCTTCTTTATGATGCAAACGGCTTTCGCCTTTATGATGTTGATGGGAAAGCATTATTATCATCCATAGCAACTGGAGGTGTCTACCGCTGTTATTTTACGACTGATGACGGTGAGAAAGCCATTATCAACCAATTCGCAGCCGGAGACATGGCGCAATGCAGGCAGTTCAACATTAAAGAAGGGGTTTATGAAAATGTATCCAACCGTTATTACTGGCGTTATGTTCTGGCTGTAGGCGAAAATTATATTGATTTATCTGTAGATGATTGTGCTGAAGGCAGTGATATTCCGCAAGCGGGTGATAAGATAATCCAACTGGGAAACCGTACAGACCCGGCACGTCAGAATGCGATACTTCTGTCCGCCTACGGACTTACTGCTCCTACCATACAGATGTTGCAGAGAATAGATTCTTACTCTTTGGATGGAAAGGCGGTGAAAGAAGAAGGATTCGACCAGGAGACACAACAGTTCTATTCGAATACATACGGACGCAGTTATACAGGCACACGGGATAAAGACGCATTCATTCAGTTTGACCCTGTAACCGGTTTGAAAATACACGGTGCCGAAATTGACGTTTCAACCGATAATTTCATGATAAAAGATCGGGATGGTAATCAGATTGCCGTCTTTGAAATAGGAGAAAACGGAAAGCCACGCCTTAAAGCTGATAATATAAATGCCGATGAGCTATTATCAAACGGTGAAAAATGGGCGCTCAAGAAAGACGGAAGCGGATTCCTTGCATCAAAGAATCTTGTCTGGGATGAACTTGGGAATCTTAACCTGATGGCGTCTTTGTCTCTACCTTATAAGATGTTTCAAATAAATGCGGATTCAACTCCGACACCTATGGATTTATCGGAGGGGAGATACTTTGTAGTACGTTACGGAAATATATATGGCGATCAAATCATAGAGCTTCCCGCTCCCAGTCCGGAATATAATGGTTCAGAAGTTAGAATTTATTCCGGGTTTATGACAACAAGGTCTTCCAGAAGCTTCTTTGATCTGACAATAGAAGAAAACGGTATATTCTTCTACCCCGGATATATTCCAGTAGCAGGCTCCCCAATACAAATATCAAAAGTACGTGTTTCGGATAAAGAAATTATTTTGAGATGTATTTCATTTGGAGATTTCAGTTTCTGGTACATACAAAACTACAAAGATTTTGCAAATGAGGATTTTAATCCATCAGAATAAAAATATAAACTATGGCAGAAGAAAAATACATATTTACAGTAACGGGCGATCATGCTAATAAAATATTGATTTGCCCTGTCCCCGTGGGCGGGATATTTATAACTAAGTTGACTGACAACCCTGCCGTCCGTTATCCGGGCACAACTTGGGAGAAGTTGGAGGGTCGTTTCCTTTATGGTACCTCCGGGCAGGAGGAAAGTGGTGCAACCGGTGGCAGCTCTTCGGTTGTGCTAAGCGTTGAGAATATGCCTGCCCACACTCATGCACTTACTGCGAAAACAGATGAATCCGGTTCCCATACCCATACATCAGGTAATCACCGTCATAAGGTAGACAGCCATAGCCACACACAGCCGTCACACTCGCATAGTGTTAAGATGTCGGATAGAAACGACAGTGGCAATCCAAACTACCTGTTTGCGCCTAATGGAGGTAACTACGGTATGGAATCGGCGGCATCCGGAAACGGGTGGGGACAATCAGGTGCAGCAGGAGGTGAAAGCACGGGTAGTGCTTCCCCTTATACCAGCTATACAAATCCGACCACGTCTGAAAACGGAACCCACTCTCACGGACTAAGCGGAAATCTTGCCACAGCCGGAGAAGGACAGGAATTCAGCATCCTTCCGCCATATATCAAGGTCCATATATGGGAAAGAAAATCGTAATATTAAAATAAAAAAAAATGGAAAAGTATATTTATTTAGACAGGGAAAACGCAAAGAAAGGTATAGCCCTTGTTTTTGCAGCCAAAGATCATCCGGTAAAGGATTATCCGGCATATTTTGGGGGTGAGGCAATAGAGTTTGTCGGAGAAGATCTTCCACATTATATCACCTACGTACAAGACGGAGATAAGGAGTATGTACGTGAAGCCACACGAATAGAACTGTATGAAAGGGGAATAATATCCCTTCCCGCAAATGAAACTATTTCGGATGGTGCTATCGTAAAGAAAACACGTGAGCAGCTTGTAGCCGATGGTGTAATAACCTTGGAATCGGAACTGTCTAAAGCCCGGTTCGATCGAAAACGCCAATTAGAAGCGGTAGATCTGTATGATAAAGCGGTACTACGTGGGGATGTTCAAGAAACAGAAATGCAAAAAAGTATCCGGGATACCTATCGAAATAATTGGCTTACTATCACTGACCGATATACGGATATTAGTGTTCCCATTGAAAGCATGTATCCACTGATGCCTGATTTCATTGCTTACTTCTATTCTTAAATTTATAAACAATAAACAGATAAAGCTATGATTCTACTAGTATTAATGTCGTTCATTCTCATTGCCGGTTACGTCTTTGCAATGATAAAGAAGATGAAGGAAATCCCGTATTCTATCAGTGATACTTACTATGCCCTGATGCATAAGTTCTGGTTTACTCTTTGTATGATCGGCTCTGGTGTATTGCTTCTCTCGGCAGCTTTGGAAGCAAGCACGGAGAACAGTCAGTTTCTTGTATTCCTTTCGGTTGTCGGGATGGCTATACTTGGTGTATCTCCCAATTTCAAAACAGAACAAAAAGTTCCTCACTGTATCGGTGCCGCCATGTCTTTAATTTTTTCCCAGATATGGGTAGGTTGCAATTCTTGGTATTGGTTATTGTTATGGGCTGGATTCATTGCGTACATGGCTATCTCCATGAGTGAGCACTGGACCGGTAACTTCATCTCCGACTTCATAAAGAGAAAGCCGATGTTCTGGATTGAGGTAATTTCATTGTTGACCGTTTATCTAACCTGTTTAGTATGAAAAAGAATACAAAAGAAGATATACAAGTATGGACCGCAGTGGGAATGTTGTTTGCTGGAGTCGGATTATCCGTTGCAGGTTTTGTTGTAGAGCCGTTAGGTCAGATTCATGACAGTGTATTGTGGTTTTTTGCTCAATGTCTGATATATGCTGGCAGTATATTTGGGATTGGGATTTATGTTAATGGGAAGTTTAATAGTTTGGTTGATAGGCTTAACAACAATAAAGAAGTAAAGGGTGATGAATCACATAAATAAAATCAGCGCATTAGCCAGCAAGCTTCTATCCAAGATCGGAATAGACGGCATGGCACATATTATAGTATGCCAGAACTTAGTTATGTGGCTATCAAAATATACGCCACTGTGGTCAGCAATCATTATAACCGTCGTGATCTTCGTCCTGAAGGAAGTGTACGACAAGTATTTCAAGAAAACAGAGTTCTCAATTAAAGACATCATCTGTGATTGCGTGGGTCTGGCGTTGGGAATATTAACATTGATATTATAGGAGGAAATAAACATGAGTTTACCAAGAGGTTTGAGAAACAATAATCCGGGTAACATCCGGATCACAAAAGATAAATGGCAGGGATTGAGAGAAAAGCAGGAGGACAAATCGTTCTTCCAGTTTACGGAAATGAAATGGGGTTACCGTGCCCTTATCCGAACCTTGCAAAACTACCGTAAAAGACACGGCTGTCAGACGGTGGCAGATTTTGTCCACCGGTGGGCACCGGAGAACGAAAACAATACAGCCGGATATATCAGCCGTGTATGTAGCGAAATGCAAGTCCCGAACACATACGTTCCGGACATCAACGATAAGGCGACTATGTGCGCTTTTGCTGCCGCCATCTCACGTGTTGAGAATGGAATTCCGGCTGTTATGGCTGACATAGAAGCCGGATGGGATTTATTATAAACTTTAATCAATAGGAGGAACAATCATGGCAACAATAAATTTGGAGTTCAAAAAGAACAGTAGCGTATGGTATGCGGAATTTCAGGTAAATTCTGATTTCAATATTCATTTGGAACGCAACAACTACGGTCGGGTGAATATTCTTCAACGGACGACAAGTGAGGGGAATTTTGAACCCGTAGTTTTGCCCGGAAGTCTTGCGTACAATGCAGGGGTAACCATAGACTGTGATTTTTCCGCATTGGTCTACCCCAAGACAATCCGCATCGAAAGTGACAGCGAAGTTTTAAGTGGAACAGTAACCGAATCCGGCAATGAAGCTTAACAGGTTGTCTTTAAATGTAGTGGGGCTTAACCGGATCGGCTTAAACCAAATCGGTTCGCCCTCCCGTGGTTCGTCTTCCGGTACCGACCGTCCCTACATCGACCCGGAAGTCTTAGCCTCCTTGAAAGCCGTCTGCATCTGTTATGGTAAAAGCAACGACGACCCGGACAGGGCTGTTGTCAAGAACTTGGTGGACCCTGACAATCCGTTTGTGATTAGCAACGCAGCTTACACCGAAGGAAGTGGCTACGCAGATAAAGATAGTCCTTACTATGGCGCCTTCGTCACCGACGGAATCGACGACCTGATTACTTCCACCAAGACCGTACAGGAGATGCTGGGAGGTAGTAACGAGATTACGGTGGTGAGTATGGCTCATTTTATAAAAGGAGAATCAAATGCACCTGAAATATGTAGAATTAATCAAATAAGAAGAGACACGAGAAGCATTAGAAACTCAATTTCTAAAATAGGAAAGAGTGGTATATTTGGTTATACATACAAAAATGGAGTAACAACCATAAACAATATTTTAGGGAACAAGAATGATTGTACAGCAGAAGGTAATTTAGACGGTATCGTTGCTCCATTTTCCGTAGAAGGTTATTATTACAATAATAATTCAAATCCTTTAGAGCTATGTTCTATTGCTTGGTACTGGACAATCATCGCCAACAAGGTACTGATTACCGACCAAATCAACCAAGTAATCGCTTACTTCAACTTGGATAGAACTCTTAAACCTGATATACTGTGTAATACCATCAAGCAGGGAATCACCAACGAGAACCACGCAGAGTTTGGCGACAAGCTGATTGACTTTTCAGGTAATGGTAGGGATATACAGTTGAACAATATTGCTTGGAATAAAGAAAGCGGTATCGACGATGATGGCGCTCTCCGCCTTGACGGAGTAAATGACTTTGGTAAGGTGACAGGGATGCCGATTTACAAGGATTATACGGTGGTTGCGGATAGAGAGATAATAGATGGATTAGTAGAAAATGCAGATGGTGGAGTAGCATTAAAGGGGAGTAGGTATCTTACAGGAGCTTTTTGCTTTGATTATAAAGATGCAGCTTTTAGTTTTGGCACTCCAAAAATGATACCTTTAGACACAAAAAGATTTATCAGTTATCAGTCCAAATATGTCAGCAATGGAATTAGCATAAATATAGGAACAGCAACTGATAATGATGAACTATGGATTGGTAGATTAGGTAATGATGAAAGATATAGCAAGATAGCTATTCGTTTTTTAATGTCCTTCCCATATAGTATGTCCGAGTTCTTGATAGAGCGTCAGTTGAAGAAGCACAAGCTGGGTACGCTGTATCCGGATATGGTGGAGTTCAGACCGATAGTGAAGAGTAATCTACCTTATTCTTCCATTTCCTATTCTGTTAATCCCGGAGAATATATCTCTGTAGATAGCATGGTTACCATCACTGTAACGTTGCCAAATACCTCTGATAAGCTAATGGAGGTATCGTGCAATGCTATCAGTGATATATCCATATCCGGTGACAATGGCGTTTACGAGATTACGGGAAAGATAGTCAAATCCCCTCAAAAGATAAACCTTGTTATCTCCAGCTACTTGACAATGCTGAATAACGAGACTTTAATTTCAAATGAAACATTAATTAAAAACGAATGATATTATGGAAAAGATATTTGATATAGCAAAAGATAAAGAACAGTCGTGGGGTACTTTAGCTACTGCGATTGATGGAAACTTTAACGAGACATTTGACGAAGGCTATTTAGATTATTATGAGTCTCCAGTTTTGGTGACGGAGGGTGGTTATTATGCAGCAAATGGACATGTATCCAATTCTAGTTCTTCTTCTGTGCTTCATTCAAAAGTAGAGATTCCTTCTGGCGCAATAACAGCAAAATTAGAAAATATACAGGCTTTTTCTGACGGCAAGGTAATTGTAAACTTTTTCGTAGATGGTGTTTGGTCAAGAGATGTGATAGCAGAAGTAGCTGGCAAGTTGTCAAACTATGAAATTGAGATACCAGAAGGTGTTTCTCATATTGGATTTAATTACAGAAATACTGACGACAAAAACTGTACTTTTCACATAAACAAAAAAAGTGCCTTATTAAAAGAAGTCTGCATAAAAGACAATAGTATCACGTCACAAAAACTCTCATTTTCTGATAATATTTTAAGGGGTAAAAAATGGGCTGTTATTGGTGATTCGTTTACTCTTGGTGGAGGAGTTGGGGTTTTTGAAGATGGTATATATGAGGGAGAGAATAAGAGTTATCCGTATATTATTGGGCGACGTAACGAAATGGACATCCAGCGTTTATTTGAGGGTGGGCGCACTATCTGCACTCCTCGCCAAAAAAATGCAGAATTAGATTGGTCTTATAATGCAAGTCGTAACTATCTGACCTACGAAGGAGAAGGCCGGCCGCTCGCTTTGTACAAGCAAATTGCCGAAGACGTAGACTATATCACCATTTATCTTGGAATAAATGACACGCATCTTATTGGTATCGGGGATGATGACGAGAGTTACGGTGTAAATGTAATAGCAGATAAGGGAACTATTGATAGCACAGAGATAACATCATTTTATGGTGCATGGAACACAGTGCTTAATTGGTTAATCATAAATCGCCCATTTGCTCATATTGGCATAATTGTTTCTAATGGCTTGGGACGTGACGAGTATCGTCAAGCAGAGATAGAAATTGCAAATAAATGGGGTATTCCATATATTGACCTAAATGGTGACGAGCGTACTCCTATGATGTTGCGCAGCACAAATCCGACAATATGCGATGCGGCAAAGAACGCAAGATTAAATGCTCAAAGGATAAGCTCAACGAACCAGCATCCTAACTCTGAAGCTTATGAGTACGAAAGCACATTTATTGAGCAATTCTTACGCACGTTGTAAACTTCCAGACAAATCTTATAATATACAATATCTGTTTAGATTTGATTATGAAATACATTACATTCCCCACAGCGAATTTGAACGAAATTATTAACAAAATAACATTTATAAAATAACTTATGTCAACGTTACAGTACATCGTTTTTCCATATTCCGATTTGGAGGAAGTTCCACAAGAGGAGCTGGATAAAAGAAATTTAGTGCCTCGTATAAGCTTGAATGGTAAAAAGGCTTTGATGAAAGCCGAACATTATGCTGAAATATTTGCAAGTAAAATGATTATGACTCTTTCAGAGGACGGAGAGACACCGATTGTGTCTTATCCTTATCCGGTATACGAAGGCGAAGAATTGAATACTTTGCTGGCAAGTTCGGAGTGGTCTTCAAGCGATAGTGTTTTATGAAAAACTTGCTCTACATCATTCTATTGATGCTGGCAATATGTCTCACATCCTGCCGGAGCATTAAGTATGTTCCGGTAGAGACTGTGAAGACGGAGTATAAGACACGTGATAGCATCCGTTTTGACAGCATCTATGAGCATGACAGTATATTCCTATTCGTAAAGGGAGATACTGTCTACAAGGAGAAGTATCGGTATAAATACCGGTATCTGACAATTAACAAAACAGATACGGTAATGCTGACCGATTCCGTGCAGATCCCTTATCCGGTGGAGAAACAGCTAACCCGGTGGCAACAAATGAAAATAGAGCTTGGCGGCTGGGCTGTTGGCGTAATTGTAATACTATCTATAGTGCTAATGCTTAAGCTATTCAGAAATTAACCGGCACTATCTTCACAGACCGTTTCCGGTATGAAAAGTTTAAGTTTCACTTATATAACAATTTCCTACGGAAAAAGGTTTTAAAGGAAAGGAGGATAAAATGATACATTAATTAATACTAAGCACTAAGTTTATCCGGTAAAGTAGAAGGCCGGTAATCGTTAATGATTATTGCAAGGGTTATATCTTTGTGTTTGTCCCTGGCTATGTAGTCGGGGATTCTTGCTGCTTCTTTTGTAAATAATAGATCTTATTTGTATTTTTGCAAAAAATAAGAATATGGCTAATTTTTATGATATAACAGAATGGAACGAAAAACCTTTTTTTAATACTAAAGGTACACGCAATAAATGTGTAGTTAGTAATCCCGAAGATGATAGCGTGTATTTCTTTAAAACCTCCATGTTAAAAGAGGGGAAAGATTATAAACCAGAGTTTTGGTCTGAAATTATATCTTCAGAAATAGGTCGTTCTTTAGGGTTTGATGTGTTAGAATATAATATAGCAAAACATGGAAGCGAAATAGGATGTATTTCTAAATCTATGAATACCGAAGAAGAATGTTTGACAGAAGGAGTAAGTATATTGACTGGCTATGATAATACATATGAGCCTGAAAATAAAGAATCATATTCAGCTTATACCTTTCATTTTATAAAATCTGCTATCGAAAGTTTTAACTTTGGTGAACACATAGAAGATATCATAAAAACTATCATTTTTGATAGTATTATTGGGAATAGTGACAGACATCAAGAAAATTGGGGGTTTATTACACCATATAAAGAAACCGAATTGACCAATGAAGAAGCAAATCATGTCTTTTCTAAATTAAAAGATCGTTTTAAACAAATAAAAGATTTCCTTACAAAAAATGAAGGATTTAATAATCCAAACGGCCATGTAAAGATGAAAATCCTCAAAATGGAGGGCAGGTATTCTCCTATATATGACAGTGGTTGTTGTTTAGCCAGAGAAAAAAGTGAAGACGCTGTAAAGCAGATGTTGAACGATGAAATAATGTTCGACAGTTTTATCAATCGGGGAAAATCTGAAATAAGATGGGGTAACGATGGAAATAAATTAAATCATTTTGAACTTATAAAAAATATAAGAGTCGAATTTCAAGAAATAGTAGATGGCATAATAAATAATGTTATATCTTTGTATGATGAAAACAAAATACGTGATATAATTTTTTATATAGATAAAGAGCTTCCAGATGATTTGAGAGAAGAATATGGTTTGTCTTCTTATCGTAAGGAGCTGATTTTTAAATTGATAAAAGAACGCATTTTGAGACTAAAAAACATTATATTATGAAGAGATATATAAAACACATCTATCTTATTTGGAGACGTGGCAGGAATGATAGTCGAATAAAGATAGGTAAAATAACTCGGAATCAGACTGAAGGAGTTAGGTTTGAGTATATATCTGATGGAGTAAAAGAAGCTTTAGAAAAAGGTTTTAATATGTATCCGGATTTTCCAAATCCAGAAGTTGTATATAAAAATAATGTTTTAGAAGTATTTGCTCAACGCTTAACTAATACGGAACGTTCCGATATACAGAAATATTATAATTATTGGGAAATTAACCCTAAATTGAAAGATAACAAATACTATGTATTGGCTCAAACTCAAGGATTGTTATCAACAGATAATTTTGAATTTTTAGCAGAATATTATCCTGTTCGTGATTTGAAATTTACTAGTGAAGTTTGCGGACTGACGAGAAGACAATTGCCTAGTGGAACATTAAAGGAAGGAGATATACTAGAATGGAGGTTGGATAAGAAAAATTTATATGATAAATATGCAGTTCAACTCTTTAAAGATGGCATAGACATAGGATATGTTAAAACTGTCCATAGTAAAGTTTTTCATGATTCTAAGTATAAACTTTTTAAAGTTCAAGTAAAGAGTGTAGAGCAAAATGGACATCTTAATAGAGCGTTCATTTCGATTACAACAATCGATAGAAAGCATTCGAGCCCTTATTGAATATGACACTCCCGGTGTATTAGATATGCCGGGATTTTTTATACCTTTGCCGAAAACTAACATTATGGCAGAAGAAAAGAAATACGACTACGACTCAATAAACGAGTTGCTAACTTGGGCTAAAGGAACGCTCAACAATAAGAGATACCCGACCGGGGAATTCCAGCTAGATAAATGTGCAAAGATTCTCGATTGCGGAAAATACCTTGATTCGATGATAGCGGTGATTTCGAGGAACTGGGAGAATCCTACGTTTTACCCGACTATTGACCAGTTGAGAACATTTAGAGAAAAGATAGAGAAAGGAAAATAATATGACTTACTTATGTGTTGACAAAGATGGGACTGAACGTATTATTGAATGTGAAGTCTATTGTGAAAGAGGAGGAGATGAAGAACCCTACAGAGATGAAGGATGTTGGGACTATGATCCGCATAATGATGTATGCATCGAACTCCCCAAAGGTACAATAAAGAAAATCCTTGGACGAGAACTAACATGGGAGGATGAACCTGTTGAATTGAGATAGAAAAGGCAGCCGGATAAGCTGCCTTTTTTGATATTAAATGATATTTAGTTGTTCATCTACTTTATATTCCGCACATTCAAAAGCCGCACACATTAAAACAAAACGATCTTTAATGCTTAAACTGGTATATCTATTGACAGCATTGCTGTTTTTTGAATGTAGTCCTGCAGCATATTTATCAATTTGAACTTTATTCATCATATCTACATGGGTTTTTCGGGCAAGTTTACTGCTTGCTATTTTATATAATGGTCTATATTCATTCTTTCCGGTAGATTCATTAAAAATAGGGGCTAAACGTTCTATACCGCAATGTTCTAATAATATTTTTATTTTGTCATTATATCCACGTTCTCCAGATACGTAACGAAGGATCGGGAAATTAAAATTGTATTTTTGTATAATTTCTAAAGCAAAACGCATTAATGGAGTTTTTATTTCTATTCTAGTATCATTCTCTTTTATTGTTTTTCTTGGAAGATAATGTATATATGGTATATTCTCTTCAATGCTAATATTTTCGAATGATAATTCTTGAAAGTCTCCAACTCTGCACCCTAAGCTACATTGTAGGATAAAAGCATCTTTTGTCTCCTGTAAAGAAGAAGGGACATTGGTGTTTTGTATTTTTATAAATTCGTTTTTTGTCAAAAATATAGGTTCATCATATTGCTCTTTCATCATTATCGTTTTGCGTTGCTTTCCTAATTTTCGAAATGGTGAAACGGCTATTTCGTCATTGCTTTCTAGTTCATTGAAGAACGCTTGAAGTTTTTTTAGTTTAGTTGCGACTGTATTTTGACCTCTTGGTGATGTTGGGATGTTGCGATTATCCATATTTACATATAAACCTCTATATTTTTCTACCAATATGTATTCATTAAATAGAAAATCACGGAATAAAATAAGTTTCTCATTATTAAAATCAGTCGGAATGATATTACTTATTTTATTGATAATAAGGAAACGATTAATTTCTCGTAGTAAAACATCATAATGCTTTTTTCTGCCTTCTCCAAATATCCCGTCTTTGTATGATTGTTCTATGTATAGGGAAAATCTGTTGTAAAGGCTTGAATTTGCTTCTTTAACATCATATTTATCCGGATTGAGATATTCATCTATATGTTTATTTAACTGTTCGCTAGTTTCTATTTTGTATTCTGTATATAAGCGCAAAATTAAATTTTTGCGTTCAGTTATGTCTCTATATAATTCTTCTCTAGTTTTGCAATGAATTGGTATAATGGCTTTGGCTTTATATTGTTCCTTCTTTTCGTCCCAGATAGAAGGTTGCACTAAAAATTCAGAAGTATGAAACATCTGGATTTTTCTTCCGTCGGATAAACGAAATCGTATATTAACAAAGTTATCCTTTTTGTCTGAACGAATAAATGCTTTTACTGTTGCCATATAGTTATCATTTTACGGTTGTGCAAATATACTATTTTTGCACAACGAAATCTCAAGATTGCAAAACTATATTCTATTTTATCCAATACTAATATTTTGTTGATTATTGATAATCAAATGTATACCATTTTGCAAAATCAGTACTTATTGAATCTCTTAGACCGCACCGGGGTCACAGAAAAATCCCTTGATAATCAGTTGATTATTGAGGGATTTCTGTTTTCTTATACCTTGGATAACTAAAACTAAATGCAGGATTTAGCCCTTGTAATTGATTTTTGTTGGTCTATTGTTGTTCCCAAGAAACCAATGTTATATGTTGACTATCAAAGTGAAATCTTTCTTTTATCTCGTAAGAGGTTCTATTATTAGTCTTTCTTTGTATAAGAATTACAAACTAATCGTCTATTTGGGTCATCTGGAAAATCCGGATTAGTTATTTGATTATAAAATTCCCAGTCTCTTTCAAGTCTTTGGGCTACATCTATGTTGGCTGTATAGCAGATGTATTTTTTATTTGCTACATCCAGAATGCCATAGGTAAGAATATCCTTTTCCTTTCCCTCCTTATTTATATATGTACTCTTGACCAATAATATCTTATATTTTCCGTCTTCCCGAGTACAGTATTCTTTATTGTTCTCAAGAGTATATGTGCCGGAGACATCTGTAAAATCATTGGAGGCCATTTCTACGATAATCTGTTTGGGCTCTCCTGTTTCCGGAGTGTCTGTCGAGTCATTGTTGCATGCGGATAGCAAGATGGCGGATAAGAATAATAGTTTAAGTAATTTCATCTTTATATTTTATTTGTTTTTGATCCTTTTTTTAGTCTAGTATATTATTTATAGTGCAAATGTACAGTTTTTGTGTGATATAAAAGCGGTAATGAGTAAAATAAATGTGTTTCATATTCTTGATATTTAGATTCATAATCCTTAGATAGTCAGTCATGTATTTTGCTTTGCATTTTCTCAAACCTAGTTAGTTATTATTGTATGTAGTTGCATAATTTAGCCTAAATAGAATGAAAAAGTTGATTTAAATAAAAGGATTCTCGTGAGAAATGCTAACTTTGTAGATATGAAAAAGTAAGGAATGATATTCTGTAGTAGTATGTTCATAGCTTTCCAGATGTAGACATTTGACGATAAATTATATTAATCC